TCTAGTTTATAGTAGCTACTAATTTACTAAATGTATAAACTAGATGCCTTCTATTGATTTAAAAGAGAAAAAGGAGTTATTAGTAACTCGTCCTGATATTATTAGTTTATTAGGTGTTACACCTCTTGAAGCTGAAATAATAGATGATATTATAGATAATATCGAAGACCAAATTATTGATAGAATTAAAAGTCTACAACGAGTTTCAATTCCTTTTATTGGCGGATTTATTGTTAATGAAGCCAAGTTAGATGCAATAGAACATCATCCTGTAATGAAGGCTAAAAGGCAAGAACTTACTAATGAAGAATATTGGAAATTTAAAAAGAGCTTAGTTGCTACTCGAATGGCTCAACGTAGTAAATTTAGAAGTAGAACTTCGATAATATCTCGAACTGTTAGACTTAATCGTAAGTTAGCTGTAAGAAAACTTAGAGAGTTTAATCAAGATGAAAGGTCTTTTAAATTATATATGTATTTCTTTAGTAAGATGAAGCCAGTTAATGATTCTGATTACTATATTGAACTAAGAAATAATAAAGGTTATGATTACGAAGATTGCCCCTTTGGATTTAACAGGTATGATTAGCGTTGACGAGCAAGGTTATCCCTTTGCTCCTAACATTTATCAGATACAGGATAAAGATGTAAGAGAGTTATATCTTCGTGATACTAGTGAAGATAAACTTCGGTATCTTAAAGAAGCCGGAGTTATTTTTTATCTAGCCGACCCTAAGTCTCCACCTAATCAAATGGGATATAGTCGTCCAGAAGCCTTAGCGTCTGCTAGAGCTAATTACGCTCTTCCTAATGATTGGCAACCCGATGCTCTTATTCTTCGTCTTGTTGATAGATATCATGAAGATAAGATGGGTGTTGCAGGCGAAGCTCTTGAAACTATTCTTAGAGCAGTTCATAATAGTTCTCGTGCAGCTAATATACTTAGTGAACAACTTACTAATAAACTTAATGCAGGTATGCAAGCCGAAGATACTTTACCAGTTATTGATTTGATAACTAAGCTAAATGGTATTATTAATATCATTCCTAATCAGATTAAATCTTTAGGTGAAGCTAAACAAGCTGCTGCTCTTGAAATAGAACAGAAGAAAGCTCGTGGTGGTAAAGTAGTTACTAGTTCTATGTCTGCTAAAGACGCTAGTGATTTGGAAGCTCAAGTAGAAGCTCAAAAGAGAGAGCTAGGATTGGTAAGTGATAGCATTGTTAACACTCCTTTACGGGGGAAATACGAAAGTACAAAATGATACCAGTTAAACCTGAATATAAGCAAACTAAGTTATACTTTGATGAACCTACTCATAAGTATACTGATAATTGTGGTAATTCTTATATTAGTGCTACTACTATTATTCATTCGTATGTTCCTAAGTTTGATTCTAATTATTGGGCTAAGTATAAAGCTAAAGAAGAAAACACTTCTATTAAAGAGATAAAGAATCAATGGGATAAGATAAGAGATAAAGCCTGTGATATGGGTAATGTCTATCATAATAGTTTTGAAGATGGTATTCGTCAGAATAGTAAGTTCTTTAATGCTATTAAATATCTGAATAAACAAGAAAGTAAACAAATGGTTACTGTTGCTGATTTAGATGTTGTTGATAGTCATGTAAAACTTCTCGATGTTGATGCTTTTATTGAACATACTGAAAATAAATATCCTGAAATATATAAAGTATTTAAGTTCTATACTGAACGAGATTATAAGATATATTCAGAGATAGGAGCATTTCTTCCTAAGTATCTTCTTAGTGGAACTATTGATATACTTCCTATTCGTGAAGATGGTTTTGTTATTCTTGATTGGAAAACTAATCGTACAGGTCTTAGATTTCAAGCAGGATACTATAAGAAAGATAAAACTGTTCGTCCAGTACAAGAAACAGATGAATGGGTTCATAAGCCCGAAGATGTTCTACTTCCACCGTTTGGTGGTCTACCTAATTGTAATGGTACTACTTATGCCTTGCAGTTAAATCTATATGCTAAAATGGTTCATCTTATTACTGGTTTGCCTTGTCGTGGTTTAGCTCTTTGTCATATTGAAGTTCCATTTGTTCTTAACCAATATGGTAGACCTCAAAGATTTAAAGACGGTTTTCATATTGATGAAAGTAAAAGTGAAACAGCTAAGTGGTATAAGATTCCTAGATTAGAACCTGAAATAGATACTATGCTTAATATCCGTTATCAAACTGTTAATGGAAGTCAGAAACAACAAATGAATTTATTTGTATAATATAAATGTAATATCATGGCTAAATATAATAACTTATTAATAGATAGATGTCGTACTGTTGATTGGAGAAAGACATTAGAGAATAAAGGTTATTCTTACTTTGATAAAGGTGAGTATAATCTTAATCTTATTGGTGTTCGTTCCAAAGAACGTGGTAATGAGTTCAATGATGTTTTTATAATTGATTATTGGACAGCTAATGGTAAGAGATATACTCCTATATATCCTTGTACTACTGACCCTGGTTATAAAAGTCTTACTAATCCTGTTAATATTAAAGGTTGTGCAATTCTAGTTCCTGGTCAGTATCGTGGTTGTTTTAAGAAAGGTTATCATAAGGGACAATATCTTGCTCTTGTTCAACATAAACCTGTTAAAGTATTCCGTGATGCTAATAAAGACTTTTATCTTGATTGTGATGAATCAATAATAGAAGAAGGAATGTTTGGTATCAATATTCATAAAGCAGGAGAATCAAGTATTGTTGTTGATGGTTGGTCTGCTGGTTGTCAAGTTCTAGCTAGAAGTATGGATTTTAGAGAACTTATGAATATAGTTAACTTAGCAATTCCTTTGTGGGGCGATGTATTTACTTATACGTTGTTAGAAGAAAAAGACTTAATAATATGAAACTAAAGAGTATTGGAATAGGACTATTAATAGTAGTAATCCCGTTTGTTATAATTGGAGTATTAAACAATTTTGTTTTTAATAAGGAAAATGTAGAAGTCCCGCTTATCGTTCCTGATACTATATATCAGGAAATAAAAACAAAAAGAGATAGTTTACAACTAGTAATAGATTCTATTCTCAATACTCTTAATAATACTAATCAGTATGAGAAAGAATTTGATAAAGCAATTAGTGATACTGATAGTATTGCTATTCTCGAACGCTTCATATATCTTGTGTCAAAACCAATCGGAGTTGAGAATCCAAAGGTTGGAGACAAAGGTAGATAGTTTACAGCAATCACACTCCTTTATGGGGGATGGCGGAGCGAAGCGACGCCTAGATAAAGAAGTATTAAGAATAGCCAATGCAAAGTTAATACTTTCAGAAGAGTATAAAAGTCAATATGAATCCTACAAGAAGTTATACGAACTAAAAGTTAGAGATAGCTACTTGCAGGATTCTATTATATCTAAGCAACGCGAAGAAATAAAGAGAATAACAATAGTAGGTAATCAAGCTATTGTTAATCTTAATAAGGAATATAATAAGTCTAAAAAGTATAAGAAGCAACGTAATGGATTCATAGCTAGTACAGGTGTGCTAGCTATTCTTGTTGTTATACTATTAAAATAACTAATTGTAAGTATGGAACTTAGTGAATATCCATTCTTCATTTATTATAATGAAGAAGATAAAGGAAAGAAATATAAGCACGCAAGAGACTGTGGATATAAAGACCCATTCGACCATTTCTTAATAGGAGAAAGCGGAGGATTCTTAATGAATATTGACCCACATAAGCGTTTTGTTAATACAGACCTTTTACGTCCTGCTGCTATTACTTATGAAAAAGAAGGAGTTTATACTAAGTTTGCAGTAGATAGTATGCCTCATATAAACTTTCGTAAACAGGAAACTCTACGTAGACTTGTTGGTTTTAAAGCTCCATGTCTTATGGATACTAGAACTGGTGAGATAGAAGATGTCTATATTACTGGTGAACATTATAATTTTATTAATTATGGACGTATTCTTAAACTAGATACTAAAACACTTCGAGTAGAAGAAGGTAAAGTTACTGGTCGTAAGATAAGAGGATTCCCTAGATTCATTGATTGTCAGTGGTGGTACTTCTTAATCAAACAGTTCTGTCGAGAAAATGGTATGTTTCTTATCAACGATAAGACAAGACGTGGTGGATTTAGTTATATGGAAGCTATTGGTTCTGCTAACTTTATCAATCTTACTCCTAACCGTGCTGTTATTCATGCGGCTAGTGATAATAAGTTTTTGGTTCAATCAGGAGGTCTATCTGACTTTATGAAGAAGCAAATTATCTTCTATGAATCTAATACTCCTTTTGCTAGAGGTATAGCTAAGATTGATGCTAGTGATTTTATCTTAGGTTATAAAGACCCTAGTACAGCTATTATAGATGATAACAGTTGGAATAGTGCTTGTATATCTGTATCTACTAAGAACAATCCTTCTGCTGCTGTTGGTAAAGATGCCGGAGAAATCAAGTGTGAGGAAATGTCAGAGTTTGAGAACTTCGATGATTTCATGGATGTAACTGAACCTACTCTAAAGACTGGTTCTGTTACTACTGGTTTTCTTAATGCTTGGGGTACTGCTGGTAAAGCTAATGCAGGTTGGGTAACATTTGAGCAAAACTTCTATGACCCTAGAGGTAGAAACTTTATGGCATTTGAAAATGTATGGGATAAAGATAGTAGAGCAGAAGTATGTGGTTACTTTAAACCTTATTGTTGGGGACTTGAAGGTTATAAGATTGGCGATGATAATCAAATCGCTACTCTTACTTCTCTTGATGATGATGGTAATTCTGATATAGCTCTTGGTTTTCAAATAGCAGAAGAAGAACGTGCTGCTGAAAAAGCTAAGAGTAAATCATTCGCTAAATTTATTAGTTATTGTGGGCAGTATGCTAATATGCCTAGTGAATCATTTAGTTCTGTAAGTGAGAATATATTTAGTAGTGAGATATTAGATGAATGGGAGCAAGAACTAAAAATGTCTAATAAATATAACTTCTATATAGATGGTAAGTTTGTAGAATATGATTCGGATAACTTCGAGTTTATTCCTAATGAACGTATTGCTGCTACTGGTGGTGTATTTAAGAAGGATTACTTTGATTATATTAAGAATGTTCCTCGTCATTCTAATGAAGACCCTGAAGGTTGTATTCGTAAATGGTTTAATCCAATTAAAGTAGAATATATAGATAAAAAGACAGGTCAGCCAACTAAAGGTACTCCTCCAGGAATATATAGTATTAGTTACGACCCTGTTGGTATTGATAAAGATAAGAAAGAACTTACTAATAAACATTCACATAATAGTATTAAAGTTTGGATGAATCCTTGTATATATAATGGTTATCGTCCTAGATTATGTGCTGTGTATTATGGTCGTCCTGATGAACTAGAAAAAGCAGATAGAATCTGTTATTACTTCGCAGTTACTTATAATTGTCTTGGTACAACTAATGTCGAGATTAATCGTGGTGAAACAGTTAGTAATTTTAAGAAGTGGAAAGCTATTAGATACTTAGGTTATCACCCAGTTCATTTATGGGATACTAATATTAATACTAAGAAGATTAATACTATTGGTTATGATATTAGTAGTGAAACAGTTAAACTCGATGGTCTGCGAATGTTAAAGGAAATGTTGTATTCCCCCATAGGGAAGTTCGAGGATGGTCGTGATATGCTTGTTCTTCATACTATATATGATTATCAGTCTATACTAGAGTTGAAGAAATGGTCTAATACTGGTAACTTTGACCGTGTATCTGAAATGATTGTTCGTGGTATTGAATGGGCTGCTAATGATAAGTTTGCTAAAAAGCAGCTAGAACATAGACAGAGAGTGCAAACAGAGAAAGAAAACTTTTGGAATCGTAAACGTTATTAATTATGAGTTGGTTAACAGAAAGCAACAGGTTAAAACATTTCCTCTACGCAATCCCATGTGGATTACTAGGAATAATGTTAGTAGTAGGCTTAGCCGTAGGCATGGAATTTAAAGATAAAATGTATGGCGGTAAGTTTGATTTCTTGGATATTTTAGCTACATTGCTTGGCGGAATGATAGGATTCGTATTAATGCTAGTTATAGTAATAAGTACGGGTGCTATTAATTGGTACATTAATATACTTATTAAACTAAGCGAATTGTTATGATTGATGCTAAGCTAAATGCTCGACTTGGGGACATGCCTAAACAGCGTGTCCCTAATTCTGAAAAGGATGAATACTGGGCTGGTAGAACAATAGATTATTGTATTGCTGCCGGACTAGCGTGTAATGATAGAACTAAGACGGAACAACTTCTTGAAATACTTCATGGAGAAATGCCTGACGAGTTCTATCGTAAAACACTTAATCCTTATAATGCTACGAAGGAGAACTTTAAAAGGTTTCCTGCTACTCTAAGGAATCTTGATATTATTAATGATGTAGTTCGTCGTTATTTATCAGAATACGTTAAATCTCAACATGAATTTATTGTTGGTGCTAATAATCCTGAAATCATTATGGCTCGTGATGCTGCTATTCGAGAAGATATAGTTAAGCGAGCTATGTTAGCATTTCAACAAGAACTTCAAAGGAGAATACAGCAACAACAAGCTGAAAATGCTCAACTAGAAGCTCAAGGACAACCAATACAAGAGGTTGACCCTGAACAATTAGCAGCTGATGCAGAAGAGTTTGAAAAGAACTTTATTGATAATTATATAGATGAAATAAGTGCACAAGCTCAACAACTATTAGAAGTTATTGATGATGTTCTTAATAACGAGACAATAATTCCAGTTGAGTACTTTAACTATATCGTTACAGGGGAAGTTTATAGTTTCCATACTGTTCGTGGTAAAAAGCTAGTTAAAGAGTGGGTTCCAACTACTGATATGTTTCCTGTTCCTAATGGAGAACAAATGGTATCTAAGTATGATATTGTAGCTCGTAGAATGTTGATGAGTTATAATCAAGTAATAGATCAGTTCTCCGATGAACTATCAGATGAAGAACTAGAGTTTATAACTAAATATTATAATCCTAGTACAGTCGGTGCTACTCGTACACTTAGTCTCAATGCTTATAGTTATTATTTTCCTGAAAAGTGTAAGAGCTATGAGAATGATAATAGAGAGATATTTCCTTCTGATGGTTATGATTTAAGATTAAAGAACGGAGAACTCCTAGAAGTATGGCATGTTAATTGGAGAGGTTATACACAAGTTAAAATATTAAAGTACATTAATGAGGTAGGATTAGCTGATGAGATGATTGTTCCTGATGATTTTGAATTTAATCCTGAACTCGGACATATTGAGATAACTTCTGTATATAAACCACAAGTTTACGAAGGTTATCGTATAGGAGGTCAACGCTTTGGTATATATCCAGGTGGTGCTAAACCTATTCCTTTCCAATTAGATGATGATGTTAGATTACAGTATTGTGGGCTTCAAGAAGTACTTCCTCAAATGGGAAGATTCTCTATTGTAGAAATACTTACTCCTTTCCAAATATTAATCAATATCTTTTCTTATCATAGAGAGATGATGATAGCTAAGAACAAGATGTTTATTCTTGTTGCAGCTAAGTCTTTATTTGGAGAAGATGCAGAAGAAGCTATCTATAATATAGCAGCAGAGGGTATATTTCCGTATGATGATGCAGAAGATATTAATAGTACTAAAGCACAATCTATTAAAATGCTTGACGCTAATATATCTGGTTATATTACTGAAATATCTAATCTTATTGAATCTATTAAAGCTAGTGCTCGTGAAATGGTAGATATGACACCACAGCGTTATGGACAAATAGCAACTAGTGCTGGTAAAGGTACAACAGAAGAAGCTATTATTCGTGGTTCAATGGGTACAGTTATTATTAACTATATGTTTGATAAGTTCCGTGAGGACGAATATCTAATAGATTTAAATAATTCCAAGTTAGCTTGGATAGATGGATTAGATACTTCTTACTATGATAAGTCAGATAGAAAGCAATATGTCTCTCTTAATGTAAATAATCATACTCTCGGACAATACGTAATCAAAGCTAAAAACTCTGATAGAGAAACAGAGAAGTTTGAACAACTTAAAGAGTGGGCTTTCAATGCTAGTCAAAATGGAGATTTAATGTCTGCTGTTGCTGCTATTACTTCTGGTAATATATCCAGTCTTAAACTAGCTATTAATCGTTATCAAGAGATTCGTCAGAAGAATGAAGAATCGCTTAGACAATTAGATCAACAATTAGAAGAAGCTAAGAATAAAGCTGTTCTTGAACAGATAGCTGCTAAGGGGGAACAAGATGCTAGACTAGCAGAAATCAAAGGTTATTATGATTTACTTGCTAAAGGAATGGATACAGAAGCTGCTATGGCTGCTTTAGCTAATCAACCTGTGCAAACTGCTCCACAAGATAATTCTGCTGAACTATCATTGAAACAAGCTGAACTAAATGAAAAGAAACGAGCTAAGGATTTAGATATGATTAACTCTGCGTTAGATAGAGATAATGAACTAAAGATAGCTAAAGAGAATAAGAATAGATATGATAGTTCTAAGTCTAAATCTAGTTCTACTAAGAAGTGAATACTAAGTTATAATTAGCTATATACCATTCTCTATGATTCAGACGTGCCCTACGAAACTTTCCGTAGGGTTTTTCGTACCATAAAATCGACGTAGATAGCATTTCCTTTGCCTCTGTTGCATTTACCCTATCGAATGGATGAACTGTAAAGGAAAGCATTAAAATGCCGTGACGGGTCTTAAAATGGCTCATTCTTTTGCCCTGTATCGAACGCAAAGTTTCTGCTGATAAGATTAACTCTAGTAATACTTAAATACGAATACGAGCAATTCTAAACCTAATAATAAGAGTATTCAGACTAGTAAGAGTTTGCTTTCTCATATTATTAGATTACATTTGAGTGAAAGTAATAATCAAAACATATTTATTATGGGAACTTTTAGTAGTAATAATGATTTAGATTTAAGTACTGGTAGTATTGATAATGGCGATACTGCTAATACTGGAGGTCAAGGTACTGGCTCTGGTGCTAACGGCAATCCTGCCGGACAGGGACAACAAGGTGCTGGACAAGAAGGACAACAAGGACAAGGCGAAGGTGCTAATACTGGTACTGTTGATAATGGTGGTGAAAACAAAGAAGGACAACAGGGACAAGGAGAAGGACAGCAAGGAAGCTCCTCTACGGGGGAAGAAGTGGTATTATCAGAAGGTGATACTGTAAATGTTGATGGTGTAGATTATACTATTGATGCTAACGGTAATGCTCTTGCTGCCGATGGAACTATATTTCGTACTGCTGCTGAACTTGCTGAACTTATATCTCAAAATGGTTCTGAACCAAGTGTTCTTGAACAATTACAAACTCGTTTCGGTTCTGACTTTAAAGATGAGAATGGTAATCCTATTGTATTCGATAATAATACAGAAGGTATTGCTGCTTATGTTGATACAGTAATTCAGAATAGAATTGCAGAAGCTCAAACTGCTGCTCTTAACAATCTGTTTGAAACTTATCCACAAGTAGAACAAGTTATCAATCATCTTAAACTTAACGGTACTCTTGACGACTTCGTAGAAATTCCTGATAGAAGTCAGATTACTGTTAGTAAAGATAACGAAGAACAACAAGCTACTTTCATTCGTGAAGAATGGAAACTTAGTGGTAAAAAAGGAGATGTAAATAAATTCATTGACTATTGTAAGAACGCCGGTATTCTTTATGATACTGCTGTTGAATCTAAAGAAGCTGTTGATAGCATTTATGAATCTCGACTTGCTGAACAGAAAGCACAAGTAGAAGCTAAAGAAGCTGCTGCTGCTGCCGAAGAGAAAGCATATTGGGATAATGTAGAAAAGACTATTAGTAAAGGCGAACTATTAGGTTATAGTATTCCTGAACAAATTCAGTGTAACAAAGACGGAAAGAAGGTAATGCTTAGTCGCAAAGACTTCTTGAAGTATGTGTCTACTCCTATTGACAATGAAGGTAATACAGCCTATATGTTAGACGAAGCTAAAGTTGATTCTAATGCTCGTATGCAGGATGATTTACTTAAAGCATTTCTTAGGTTTACTGGTGGCGATTATGCTAGTCTTGTCGGTATGGCTGTTAACAAGCAGAAAGTTCTATCTATTAGAACTACCGCAGCACAAACTACTGGTAAAAGGACTGTTATTATCAATAGTAAAGGTAATAATTCTAAGACAGTTGATAATGACCAACTAGTCTTGAACTAACTAAATTAAAACGAATATGTACAAATTAAGAGAAGTCGAAAGAGGTAGATATGATGATAGAGGCTACTCTAATGAGCAATCTCTTGCTGCCTTAATGATTCAAAAACCGGAAGAGATTAACAACTTCCTGACTTACACTTATGGTATGGAAGATGACCGATTCCCGCTAACTTTCCTTACAGAAGGACAAGGTGCTGCTGGTGTTCGTGATATTACTACTGTTGAGTGGACTTGGAAGACAATGGGTCGTCAGAGATTCAATGATTACATTGTTTGGGCTGATACTAATGATACTACTCCGGGTATTGGTGGTAAACCTATTAAGGTTGAGTTTGCTACTGGTCTTATTATTGAACAGTACGGTTTGCTTGCTCCTGATGGTAAGACTGCTGTTCGTGTAATGCGTGACCATGGTGCTGGTAGTCATGGTGGACATCTGTATTCTTTGCAGCTAAAGAATCCTGATAAGAGTGCTTATGTTGACCCTGCTAATCTTGAAAAAGGTAAGTATTGGTGTATGTTAGCTCCGTCTATTCCTGAATCTTATTCTAAGGGTAACAAGACTAATGTAATGGGACCTGGTGTTATGAAATCCCAGCTAGGATTCAAGCGTTATAGCAAGGAAATTGCAGGTAACATTAGTAATGTTATTGTTAGCTATGCTTTCAAGACTAAAGGCGGTGGTACTGATACTCGTTGGATTAATGAAGAAATGCGCCAGTTCGATGTTCAGATGCGTATCTCTAACGAGATTGACTTATGGACATCTCGTTACAATCGTACTGTTAATGGTACTATTGATATGAAGGATTGGGATAATGACCAACCAATTCCTGAAACTGCTGGTATGTTTGAAATCCTTGAAGAATCTAACTACGATACTTATGGTGAATACTTGCCTCTTAGCAAGCTAAAAAGAACTATTGGTGACGTAGTTGATAAGGATACTGATACTGGTTCTATGGAGATTACTCTGTATGCAGGTAAAGGTGGTATCGAAGATTTCGATATGGCTATCCGTGAAGATGTTAAGTCCGAAGGATTTATTACTCCTCTTGGAGAGAAAATGATTGGTGAAGAAGGTGGTGGTCTTACTTATGGTAAATACTTCCGTAAATATAAAACTATTGACGGACATACTGTTACTTGTATTCATCTTCCTTTCTTGGATAAATCTCCTATTGCTGAAACAGCAAAAGCTAATGGACTTATTCATCCTCGTACTGGTTTGCCTATGACATCTCACAAACTGATGTTCATTGACAACTCTGTATATAACGGAAATCGTAATGTTCGTATGGTACGTATGAAAGGTCAGTCTTACCTTGTTGGTGTATTGAAAGGTCTTACTCCTATTCCACCGTCTTGGGGTTCTGTTCCTAGCAATTCTATATCTACGGATATTGATAAGTCTCAATATGAAGTTAAAATGTCTCGTGGTCTGCAAGTAGATAGACAAGAGAAGATGTTCATGTTGGAGTGCGTACTCTAAGTTAAACAATTAAAATTGAAATTATAATGGAAGGACAAGCACCAAAAGCCGGAACATTCGGCAGTAGTCTAAATAATCCAACTAATAGCCCTAGTGCTACTACACAGGCTAAAGCTCCGGAAACTCCTAGAGAAACCTATGAACAACTTCTTAAAAAAGAAGATGGTTTAGATAGAGACTTCTTAGAAGAAAGATATATTACAATAGCTCTTGCTACTGATATTACTATTAATTCTGTTTATCGTCAAGTTAATGCTAGATATATCGTTGACCGTCACGATAGCATTGGTGGTAGTATTAATTCAGCTAGAATCTTAACTAGCAACTATAAAGAAATGGAAGCGTATATGCCTTCTCTTGTTGGTTGCTCTGTTAATTCACAGGAATATATTACTCGTGTTCAACGTTGGTTCAATAGCATATCTATTCCTGTTGATGGTGAAGGAAAGAAACTTAATTGTTCTTTCCAATGGAATAAGAAAAGAGATTATCTGAACTATAAGATAGATGAAACAGAGATTATCGAAGAATATGATAATGCTGAAAAGTCTAATCCTAAACAGTTGAAAGATGCTATTGCTAAATATGTAACTAAGATTAATGCTCTTGAAGCAACTCGTTATCAATACGGACATCCTATTAAAGTAGATGATTACTTAGCATATCGTCATTGTTTACTTTATCCTATTGTCGCTAAAGACGTAGCTATTATTAGCTTCGACCCTCGTGTTAAATTCTATATTAAAGATGAACAACGAGAAAACAATCGTCTTAAACGTAATCGTATTCAAGCTAACAAAGCAAGACGTAATTATCTTGATGCTATTGATAACGATGCTAAGTTCAAAGCTATTTTCGTATGTTACTCTGCTAGTAACAAACAGGATGTATTATCTAACTTGTTACTTGATAGAACTATCCAAGAAAAGATGCTTGATGACTTTGCAATTAAAGAGCCGGAGAAATTCAACAAACTGTTTAACAATTCACAAATTGAGCTTCAAGCGTTCATTGAAGAAGCTATTGCCAAAGGTGAGCTAGTTCGTTCTGATGTTAATCAAACTGTTCTTACTCCCGAAGGTGGATTTATCGGAGCTAACATGAAAGAAGCGTTGGCTTATTTCAGTAATCCCGAAAATGCTGATTATAAAAGAGCACTTGAAACTAAACTAAAATTATAATAACTATTTATTATGAAAGTAGCAGAGATACATAACGAGTTCATGCTTCTAGCTCAACAAATGGGCATGAAAACTGTGCGAGCAATACTTCCCGAACAGGTAGACGAAATAATCAATTTAGAGACTATCGAATATGTGAAAGATGTTTTCTCTCGTAAAGGTAATCGTGAACTCGATGGTATCTCTGATAACGTTATAAGATTAACAGAACTTAGTCCTCTTCATACTAGTATTAAGATTGAAGCTGAACAAGGAGATATAATGTTTGGTACTGGTTATAAGATAGAGTTAAACGACTATCCAACACCCATGTTCTACACATCTATCTACTCCTTTAAGGGGGATAAGTCTTATCGTTGCAGATTGATAGACTTAGACTTAGTGAGTGAAACGATGAACGATTATCATTCAAAGTCTATTGTTATAAGTCCTATATGTTATAAGACCGAATCTAATATTGAAGTGATTGCAACATTTGAAATAGATAAGTTCTTAGTTAATTATATTAAGTATCCTACTCTAATTAGTATTGCAACCGATACTACGAATGAACTATCAGATGTTGCTATGCACGAAGTTATTAAGAGAGCTGTTAATACCTTTAATGCTATCTCTAATAATAATAGTTATGAGAAAGTTTCAAACGAATTATCTAAATTAGAATAAAATGGAAAGACTGTTGTTTGCAGGTAATGTTGCATTAGCTACTACTCCCGCTACTCTAGCTGCTGTTAATGCAGCAGGTATTACAGAGGGTGCTGTTGCTCTTTACGACAACGAAGGTGCAATCATCTCGAAAGCTCTTACTAAGAACATTCCGATGTTTACCTTGTTTGTTGGTGGTGGAGCATTTGCTAATAAGAGCAAGTATACCAATATTGTATCTGATATTGATACTAGACGTTTCTCTTATGTTAAGAGTGTCTATGCTGCCGGAACTAAATTCAGTGCGGAAATTACTGTTCCTACCCCCGTAGAAGGAAAGGATTATACGTTAACTATGGCTAAAGCTCATACTGTTCTTAATGAACGTTATAAGTGGTCGGCTAGTGAGCGTGCTCGTGAAGGTGATACTGCTGCTATTATTGCTAAGAAGTTAAGTACTCAACTTAATTCTCTTGGTAAGAATGAAGGATTTACTGCTAGTGTTGCTGCTGCTAAAATTACCGTAACTGGTACTGATTATGAAGCATGGAATCTGATTGCAGGAGATTCATTGTTTGGAGTAACTATTACTACTACAAAAGCTGTAAAACCAATTAATGATGATGCTGCTCTTAAAGAATTGCAGATTCGTTGTATTGGTGGTGAAGGTATTAATTCTACTAGCAATGATGCTCGTAAGTTATATACTTTGCCGGAGTTCTCTAATGCAGGCGGTTGGACAGTATTTACACTAACCTTCTATCCTCATCGTGACCTTCGTAGTGGTAGTACCGAAAATGTTAAAACTATTATTCATCTTGCTATTCCGACAGGAGCTGCTCAAATAGCTACTCTTGAAACAATATTTGCATCTGTTAATACTCCGGCAGCAGCAGCAGCAGGAGCTTAAAGAAGATATTGTAAATATAACTCGTAGTAGTTTAATAAAGGGGTTGCTATTAATGTTAAAATTAGTAGTAATCCCTTTAATCATAAATAGGGATGAAGGAAATTATCGAATTTGCTCTTAATCAAGGCTTGAGTTCCTTGATAACTATTTCTATTTTCCTACTACTATATAAGTGGTTGGACAATAAGAAAAAGACTGAAAGCGAAAAGTTTGTTAGTTCTATTAGCAATACTCTTGATGAAGTATCTAAGTCATTACTACAAGTCTCAACGTTTATTACTGATATTACAAAGAATATCATAGATAAAGATAAGGACAAATGTAAGACTGCAATAGAAGATTCTATGCTCGCTTCGGCAATGAGATTGACAATGTTCGTTACTAATACTGTTATTAATAACCACATCCATACTAATAAAGATAATATACTTGCTAATATCCATAATATAGTTAATGCAGAGTTTTACAGTGTATTCTCTAGCTTAGCTTTATATAAGATTAATGGAGTAAAGGCTAGTGATAATATGAAAAAGGATTGGATGCCGTCAGTAGAGAAGTCTATAATAGAGATAGTGTTTAATGACAATCTTAGTAAAGAAGATAAAATATCTAGTTTTAATAATAAAATAAACTTGAAGTTTCAGTCTTACATAACTTATATAACAAGTAATACATTAAAGTGATGGACATAAACTTCGATAATGTAAAAAGCAAATTGGTTGATAGAGGTGTACAACTTGTACACCTCTCCAACATTGGATTCGTTCTTACTAATGAAGATATATGTAGATATAATGCTATGGTTATTCTTAGTAATATGTCTAATGTAGAATCTAAACTTAGTGAAGAACAACAGCAAAATCTAATTGCAATGTATAACGAATTAATAATAATGCAATGAGAAAGAACGAAAATGGAATGTATACTTATCTTGATGTTCCAAGTAAGTATAATTGCGTCTATAAAAGATTGCTTATTAAATTAAGTGATTTAGGCGTAGATATGATTAAAGATTGTACTTCTACTTGTAAAGGTATCAATCGTCAAGTTATTAATTGTTGGAATATGTTTCAATCTGCTTGTGCAGCTTATTCTTTAGGCTATTTAAAACAAGCGGATTTACTTATTAATTATATTAATAGTTCTCTTACTCTAGGATGTACTGAATATACTAATGATGGTAAACCTATGTTTATGTCATTTGAACTTAATATTCCTGATACTATATATGGTGCACAAAAGATTATCTTTAATAAAGCTACATTTATTATTGGCAATAAAGAGAATGTAAAGAAAGACAGTCTTACTATATATAAAGTAGTTAATAATGTTGATACTATTATTGCATCAGGATTATCTATTGATAGTCCGGTTGTTTTTAGTGACAATATTCTAAATGTTGAAATAGGAGACAGTTTTATATTTAGAGCTAGTATAGAAGGAGAAGATGAAGATATTTATTATTCTAGCGACTATACTGTTGTGTGTTCTGAACCACCTGCACAAAATGTAATATACTATGGTCATACTGATATTGCTCCGCAAGAGTTTGATGATATGACTATTGACCAAATATTAGATTTGACAGACAATGTTTCTAGAACAATAGTAGGAGATAGAAATAATAACTTTATTATTCATCAAGAGAAACATATTCACTATCTATTAATACCTGAAACAGTTGAACTAGTTGAAGCTGAATATGGTACTGTATTCTTTACTACTTTATGGAATGGTAAAGATGGTGCTTATAGAACAGATAATCCAGGAGGAATATATAATGGGGTAAACTACAAAGTGTTCTTCTTATATTCTCCTACTATATTCTCTGATGATATTCGTATAACTTGCAAAAATAAGTAATATGCCAAAAGGAATAAGTATAAGTGAACCTATTATTAATAATAGTGTTGACCAACAATATAATCCACTACCTAACTTAGATGCTAATTACGGACCTTATCAAACAATTAAAGAAGCTATTGCTGCTTTACCTAGAGAGATTCGTACTGTTGGTCTAACTGTTGGTATTAGGAAAAGTAATGTTATTAAAGAGTACTGGTTTAATGGCGGTATTGAAAATGAGAATCTAGTTATTAAACAAGCAGAGAGTGGAGATAAACCTGTACAGACTGTTTATATTCAAGATACTCCTCCGGCTAATATTAATTCTCTTTGGGTAGATACTTCCGATCTTGGAACAGCTCTCGAAGAAGATGAAAAGCTAGCTCCTATAATTCAATCTATTCAAGTAATACAACAGTATCTTGATACTATCGTACACCAAAGAGATTTGATTATAAATCCCGGTCATGTTAGTAATACTTTCTCTAAATCTGTTGCTAAAGAATATACTCCTATTGACCCTAATACTGGACAGATAAATATTCGTGTTGCAGCAATAGGTAAAAGTCTCGAACCGGAAACAGACCAATATGAACCTAATACTAAAGCAGTTCGTGGACACTACGGAACTCTTAAAGAAATTCAAGATAACTTTAAAGATTTCGTAGATTATGAACTTCTTATTGCTACTGATGCAAAGCGTCTATATACCAAGATTAATGGAGAACCTGTTAATCTTACTGGTAGTACTTCCGGTGGTGGCGGTGGCGAATTAGATTATGAAGCACTAGATAAATTAGATACTATTGGATTTGTTGCTCCTAATGGACAAGTGTATCGAGTTAAAGTTAATAACAACGGGCAACTTGTAGTATATAAGAAAGAATTAGATACTCCACAAGCAGAACCTACTGGTGGACAAACCGACCCTAGTACAGGTTGGGTTTATGTAACTACATTATATCTACAAAAGCTATATATCAATTCATTATATTGTGGTGGTATTACAAGTGATGAATATAGTTATAATCCGTGTTCTCATAACTTCGTTGAACTTAGTAATCTTACAGGTAAAGATATATCTCTAAAGGGATTATCATTACAGTATGGTACAGAAGGCGGAGATTGGGAAGTACTTCCTTTATGGGGGAACATCAAAGCAGGTTCAACATTCCTAATTAGAGGTGCTCAATGTTCAGTAATGAATATTAATACTACTCGTATTAAAGTTGAAACTTATGATATGGAATGGTATGCTAAAGATGGTAATCTTATTAAGTTTGATAATAAGAAAGCTAAGTTTTTCTTGACTTGGGGTACAGAACCTAGTACAGTTGCCAATCCTTATAATAACGCGACTTCCCCCATAAGGGTATCTAAAGGTTATATTGATTTGGTTGGACTACAAATCTTAAATGCTGGTGATGCTGATAAAGTTGATGCTGCTGAAAATACTGCTTATGGTTATCTTGATAGTAAGTACTTATTTACTAAGTACTATACTATGGACAATGTTAAGCAAGCTACTAAAGCTCTTAGTGCTAGAAATAACGCTAATGATATGTACTTTGTTAATCTCGAAGCAAACATAATACCTAGAGTAGATTCTTATACCCCACGTGCTAGCTTTGAGAACAAGAATATATTCTTTAATAAGACTTTACTAGACCATACTAAACCTAATAAGGTTACTATGACTTTAGGTAGAAAGGCTTGTTATACTTTTAATGAATCTAATGAACCTAATGATGATGCTAGTAGGTGTTTCAATTGGGTGTCAGTAGGTTACTATGATGAATATTTATGGTATCGTGCATATAGAAGTGACGGTAGTTATACTAATTGGACTAAAGTAGAATCATTTAAAAATGAGACTGGTGTTCGTAAATATTATAATCGTATTCGTGCAATAACTACTGATGGTACTCCTTTTACTACTCATAAAGTAATACTTACTCATTTAGGAGAACAATATGATACTCATACAAGGGATAAGAATATTTATTACGAATATTATGTAGGTAGAGATGAAACTTATAAGAGCGATATTCGTAGATTTGTAGTTATGAGTGAAAATATGGAAAATGATGCTCTTAACTTTGTTCAGACTTCCGACCAACAAGGTTTTAATTGGGATGAATATAATGTGTGGAGAATAGCCGCTGACCAAATAAAGAAGGACTTTAATAGATATGAAACTAGTAACATATCTATGTGCTACTTTATGATTAATACTGGTGATATGACACAGAATGGTAATCGTATTAATGAATGGTTAGATTATGAAGCTGGTAGAGCATCTTTATATGATATTGCAGAAATGGTTACTGTTGGTAACAATGACCTTACTCCTGCTAATGTCTATGTTCTTGGTGACGGTGGAGATGATTCTAAAATCAATGCTACTAATATTCGTTTCTTCTATTGTTATGAAATGGATGAAGATAATCCTCCTGTATTTACTGTTGAAGGAAAAGAAATATTCGTTGAATCATTATATTCATTCGATGTTGGTCATACCCATTTCTTATGTGTTAATAGTGAGATAAGTTCTAATACTGAACGAAGTGTTTATGGACTTTCTACTACCGGAGTAATGTATGACTTAATAAGACAATGGTGTGAAAGAGATGATGCAAAAGCTATTAATGCTAAAGCTAAGATAGCTTATTGTCATGAAATGCCTTTTACTATTATTACTCAAAATCTTATTAATTCATTTTATTGGAATAATGAAGAAAACACTAGTGTTGAGAGAAGTGGTAGTAGATTGAATTTCAATACCACTAAAGCTAACGCTTATTGGTTCTCAAAGTTCTTACAGACCCATAATTACCGTTTATGTCTTGGCGGACACAAACATACGTACAGTTGCAGTTATCCCATTTTAGAGAACGAAAACAGCTCTATGAAGCCTATCATACAGGTCACTGCGGACGTTCTAAAGAAAGATTTTAATTCGGATGAATTATATACCGAAACAGCCGAAGGAGCTTTACAAGGGCAATCTTTCCCTAAATCTTGGGAGAATAATGCGAGCTTTGATATGCTTAAACATTTATGTACGTTTCAACTAGTTAAGGAAATTACAGCTCCTATATATTTAATGTGTCAAGCTACGGGATATAAACATACTAGTAATAAAGAACTTCCTAGTCCTAATATTCCGTGGTTAAGGTATTTCTTTCCTGCTAGTATTACTATTAATAGTAGAGACGATGTTACGGCTAAAGTTAATGCAGGTCAACGTTATCCTTTCTATATTAAGTATTTCTTAAAGCTAGGCAAGGTAGATGATTTACATTATTACCCTAATTTACAAGCTACTGTTAAGAAGCTATCTAATGTATTTAATAATTCCGGTAAGTATAATGTTAATCTTCAAGGATTAAATCCAGCTTATGGAGTTGTTGGCGGTAATGGAGAAACTAATAATGGTAATGATATAATTAATGTGAAATTTCCAACTTATAATATTGGTTAATTATGGCAGATAATATTAAAAGGTATAATTCTAAAACTGGTAATTGGGATATAAGTTCTTCCGGAAAAGCTACCGGTATTATTGTTGAAGACCCTCGTCTTATCAACCCTGAAGTAGCAGAAGAAGGAGTAACTGGCGAAAGTCTTAATGACGTTCTTGTTCGTCATGAACAAGAACTAAAGAAGCAAGGTGGATATATTGCTTGGCTTGCTGAACACGGTGGTGGCGGAAGCGGTGGCAGTGGAACTACTGGTGATAAGGTTACTCTTACTAATGGCAATATAGTAAAAGAAGGTAATATTAATTATCTTTATTCTACTGTTACTACTAATATTAAGTTAGAGTATCTTATTACTTCTAGTAAGAATAATAAGAGATATTTTATTACTGTTACTCTTGATGGTAACACTATTATCGAACGTAAAGAAGCATGGACTAATACTCCGGGTACTCTTACTATTCCACAATTAGATAAATTCTCTGCTAATAGTAATCATTCTGCTGTAATTACAGCTAATGATACAGATGGATTCTCTGCTGAATCATATCTACTTAATATAGTAGAAGCTAGTATTAAACTTGATAGTATAGTATCAGGAAATACAGCTACTGTCGGTATTGATTACTTCTTTACTTATAGTATTACTAGTAAGATTATTGGTTCAGATGTTAATCTTGTTGTTACTAATGTAACTAATGGTGCTAGTAAAACTATTGAATTAGGTAAAACTACTTCTACTGCTCCTAGACAAGTTAATGTTAACTTATGGGATTTAGGAAGTATTATTGCTGGTAGTTCTTATACCATACAGGCACAAGCATTTACTTCAATGAATGAACAAATTGTTCAATCAGATAAAGTAACAAATCGTGTAGTAGTAGAAGACGGTGTAAACTTAGTAGTACTTGTAGAAGGTATTACTACTAAAGCAGAAGTAGATGAAGGTATTGAAAGAACTAAATTCTCTCAAAGTAGTAATATATCTTTTGCGTTTACTCCTTATCTTGCTGGTGTAAGCCTTATTTATTATGCAGTTAGAATAGAATATAATGGTATTATTAAAGATATAGGTTATTTCGATGAAGGAAATTATAATGATAACCAGTATGTACAACGTGGTAAACAACAAGTATTTAGTTATGCTATTCCAACAGAAGGAAATGTTCTTGGTGATTGGAATATAACTCTTCGTTGTTGGTCTGAAAAAGGAGACCCTATTACTGATACTCTTTTAGCTTGTGAAGTAGTATCTAGTTCTTCTGCTCTTATTGTAGACCAAAATCCTAATAATGGTAGATATGCTAGTTGGCATGTTCGTCAAGAGAGTTTTCCTCAAGTATCAACAACTAAAGTTTGGACAAGCAATGAACCTAATTTTACTGCTCCTGGTAACATTGAGCCAACTGGTGCTATAACTAATCTTAATGTATATAATACTAATGGTGTTCTTTCCGGCTTCTTAGTAGAGAAAGGACAATCAATGTTACGTATATCAGGAGAAGCTTATGGCGTTATTGACGTACAACCATTTAAAGATGATGCTACAACTCTTAATAACTGGTCAAGACAAGGATTCGGTTTATCGTGTACATTCAAGTCAGATAAACATCCTTTCTCTAACAGAACAGTTTTCTTTATAGGGGATTACAATACAGACGAGCAATTCTCGGAAGGTATTAAGATAGGTCTTGAAGATATTACATGGTCTTATACCGATGGTAATATTAAAGAGACTATTAGTTGTAAGATACAACAAGGTGTTATCAATACTGTTGACTTCATAGTTAATAAGAATCCAGGAAAGATGATTGTCGGAATCTTTATTAACGGTGTACTTAATGCTGCTCGTGAAATCAAGAATGACTTTACTTGGAGAACTAGTTCTAAAATATATCTAGGTTGTGACATTAGTAATGCTGGTCAGATTCAGAACTTTGCCGATGTTAACTTTTACGATATTAAGTTATTCCGTGTTCCTGCTAATGACAAAGAAATTGTTATTAATGCAATGAACTCCAAAGCTAGAGCAACATTGTTACCTGATGGTAGTGTAGACTTTACGGAATATAGTAGAATGAAGTTAAAGAATTTCTTCTCTACTTCTGATTCTGAACCACACTCAACACTTTGGGATGATATTAATCAGACTTATGCTAATATTAACTTTAATAGTCTTATCTCCGATACTACTAAAGTACTTCCAATAGACATTATGTTAATTAACTGTGCTAATACTGGTTTTACTCGTGCTGTATTTGAAGAAATAGGTGGACAGAATAATAACTGGTATTCAGGTTGCACTATGAGTTACTTTAGTCCAACTTCCGGTAAGTCTAGTTCTGAATATACTACTGATGTATCTGTTTCTAAACAGGGTACTTCTACTATGAACAATCTTGTTAAGAACTTAGAGATTAGATTTGATAAGATGCTTAAAGCAGATGATGGTAGTAATCTTGATTACGAGTTATTCCAACCTAAAGAAACATGGTTTCCTGAAAGACAATTTACACTTAAAGCCGACGTTGTAGATAGTGCTCATGCTAATAACGCTTCTATTGGTAAATGGATTAATGATAACTCGGATTTCTTATTTGAGAAAACTCCACCTATGGAAGAGTTAGAAGCTCACCGTCCAGTAGATACTCGTGATAGAACTGTTAAAGATAAAGTAACTATTAAGCAAACACTTGAAGGTTTTCCTATTATTCTTCTTATTCAGTTTGATGGTGAGGAAACTCAAACCATGCTTGGTATATATAGTTTTAACTTAGGTCGTGGAGCTTATTATAATATGGGCTTCCGGTTTTTAAAAGATTTTACTACTAAGATAAAGAATACTGCTGGTGAATATGTAGAAAATAAGTTACCTGCTTTTGTTACTTCTTATCATGCTTATGAGCAAGATGAAAAGTTTGGTAGTATAGACCAACGTAAAGTTTACTCTTATGAGTTCGGAGAAAATGCAAACGTTATTGTTGATGGAGATAAAACTCTACCTTTAGCTTTATTTATGCAAGACGATATATCTATCATAAAACACGTAGGTGAGTTTAAATATAATGGTGGTAATTGGTTAGAACCAACTGCTCCTGTTACCGATGATAATGTTTGGAGAGCGTTGCAAGAACTATTTAGTATCTTTGCTCAAATGACTACTTCAACAGTTAAGAAGTATCTTTGGAATGAACAGACAGGTGGTTATGAAGAAACTGCTGGTGAATATCCTGCTCAATCTAGTTGGTCTACTCTTGCTGCTGAACTTGATACTAAGTTTTCAATTAGAAATGCTTATTCTTATTTATTAGTATGTGTCAAATATGGACTTGTCGATTCGTTAGGTAAGAACTTAACAATAGTATGTTATGATATTGACGGTACTAAGAAATGGTTTATTCGTTTCTATGATATGGATACTGGTAATGGTCTTGATAACGTAGCTCTTGAATCTGTTGCTAAAACTGCTTGGCTTGATAAATTTAGTAATAATGATAAGAATGATGTTAACTCATTAGTTATTACTAAGAACGCTGCTGATGGTGGATATGATACTTATAGTTCTCGTATGTGGGACGTATTAAGAGATACTATCTTTGCTAATACAGGTGTATTCGATAGCTCTCTTGAAACTCTTTGGGATTTATGGAGAAACAATGATAATATTGCTAAAGATACTAATAATTATATAGATAATTACTTTGCAGCTCAAACAAAAGATTGTGGTGAGCTTCTATTTAATTATGACTATAATGTTAAGTATCTTACTGCTTATGTTGGTGAAGCCGGAGGTGCTGCTTCTTATGCTAACATTGAGTTCTTACATGGTACTCGTGTTGAGTATGTTCGTGACTGGTTAAAGAAACGTGTTTGGTTCTTTGATGGAGTATTTAAATATAATAATTCTAGTAATATTCAGCCTTATAATAATAAAGGAACATTCTCGGCAGGTGGAGCAGAGGCTACTAATCCTAAGTTAGTAATTACTTCTAATTGTCCAGCTATATTTGTAGTTAACATTGGTAATACTACTGATACTAGATATTTCTTAGAAGAAGGTAAACCTACTGAAATAAGACTATCTCCTATTAGTTCGTTTAATACACAGATTACTATTAACAATACTCCACAAATTAATGATATTGAAGGATTAGGTGGAATGAGATTCCAAAGATTTATGTCTAGTATGAAACTTCCTAGTTTTTCTAAACTAGATTTATCATCAGTTGATACTCTTAGTGATTCTCCTATTCCATTTGAAACAGTATTTGTTAATGACGAAGATTTCTCTGATGTTAGACATATTGATTTAAGTAATACTAAGTTTTGGAGTGGTAATGCAGGTCAAGGTACATTTACAGTTAATATAGAAAAATATACTAAGTTGAAAGATTTAAATATATCTAGTTCTGTTGTAACTTCTGTATCTTTACCTAATGCTTCTCTTGCATCTTTGAATATAACTAATTCAACAGTTGAAGGCATTAGTCTTGTTAATCAACCATTCTTGGAATCATTAGATTTCTCCGGTTGTAAGCGATTGAAAACAGTTACTATTGATTCTTGCGATAAGATTACTGAATTAAATCTTAGTAATCTAGGAGATTTACATACTATTAAGATTACTTCATGTCCTAATTTGAAATCTATTGTATGTACGAACAACGTTAATTTGACTACATTTAATGTATCTAATTGTAATAAGGTTGAAGCAATTAATTTATCACAATGTACTAATAGAGGTCTTATTATTTATATAGTAGGTGCTCCAAATATTAAAGAACTTAATGTGTCTAGTACTAATACTAATAATGATATTCAAGTTGCATCTGAACTTCCTAATCTTAGAACATTAAATATATCTAACAGTCAAGTTAGTGCTATACAATATGGTAATACTCCTGTTCCTACTTATAAAGGAAATAAGATATTCGATATTAGTAAACTTAATCTTACTAGTCTATCAGTTCGAAATGCTAAAGGTGTGCATTACTTTAAGTTTGATAATAATAGAAATACTCCTTTCAATGTAGGTGGTAGTTTCTTTGTTGGTTGTTCTAATCTTAAAAGAGTGTTCGGACATATTAAACTTAATGGTACTTCTATATTTGCTCAATGTGGTAGCTTCTATATTCACGAACCTAAAGAAAAAGTAGAAGGTATTACTCCTAATTATAATGGAGAATGGTTTGGTTCAAATACTAGTACAACAGAAGGAAAAACTGCTTGGGATAATAATACTGATTTAGGAACTAACTTTACTATTGGTACTACTAATTGTACTAGTATGCTTACTGCTACCAATTGTAGTATATATGATGTTTATTACTTCTTGTATAAATGTGATAATGTTACTACTCTTGATAGGTGTTTTGCTAGTGCTAAGAATGTTAAATGGAATTTATTAGATAGTCCTCGTAGGAATATGTTTAATCATTGTACTAAAGTAGTTACAATGAATTATATGTTTTGGGGATTACCTAGTCAAGATTTTAAGATATTTACTAGTACTTATGATTATGGTTCTACTGAACATAATGGATTGTTTAGTCCTCTAGTTAATCTCCAGTACATGAATGATGCTTTTTGGTTTGAAGGAACTAGATATACAAGTCCTACATTTTTAGCTAAATTCAAAGGTAATGTTAATTCTAAAATAATCGGATTAAATTCAGTATTTGGAAGTGATGGTAATATCATGTTTGTTAGAGATATTAATCGTTCTCCTTCTGATAATACTATTGTTAATGAATTAACTGCTGCTGATTCAGGAACATTGCTTACACAGTTGCCAAACTTGGAATACTTAAATAATATGTTTAATGGTTCTAATATATATTTCAATCAATTAACAGATGAAGATGTTGAAGATGGAGTTATGTATTGTCCATTATTCTATAAGAATACTAAGTTAAAATATATACAAGATTCATTTAAAGGACTTGTTAAGTCTAAAGGTTCTTTATATAATGTATTTGGTGGAACTGTTAAGAATAAGACTAATCTTAGATTCCCTATTGCTTTGTATGGTATCTATAATTCATTCTCTATTGGAGATAATTCTACTATTACATTCCCTATTCATAATTCAATGTTTAGTAGATTGAAGAACTCATTGAAGTATATAACAGGACAACAAGCTATTAATCAATCTACATTAGGTAGTTTTCAAGGATTTACTAAACAGTTCCTTAAAGAAGGTGATGAAGTATTTCCTTATGATGTATTTACTGGTTGCAGTGCAATTGTTGAAATACCGGGATTCTTCTCTGGTTTAGTTCTTCCTGCTAATACAGTAGTTGAGCTTCCTCTTAATTCATTTAAGACTAATTACAATCTTACTAATATATCATATCTATATTATGATATGAAGAATTGTAAGTACTCGCTTACTGGTAAAGGATTCTCTAATTGTAAACTAATTAATGTTCATAGATGCTTCTCTGAAATAGAAACTAGCTTCGTTAAGAAAGGTTCTATTCCTTATGGACTGTTCTATATGGAACAAACTTCTAATGTTAGCTATAAAGGTTGGAATGAAGTAGATGCAGCTAGTCAGAATATTACAGAGAACTATGGTATAGATAGTGACGGTAATTGGATTGAAAGTGCTGAAATGCCAGTAGAGATTACTTATAGTAAACAACGAACTCTTCCTAGAAAGACAATAGTTAATATGTCTTATTGTTTAGAGAGATTCCAAAGTACGGAAGCACAGGCTTATACTATAAATTATGGTAATCTTACTCCAAGTAATTATGGAGATATTATAGTACCTAATGAAAAGTATAATCCAGTTAAGTATATTCTTAATCCTAATTATGACCCTAGAGAATATCTCGATGAAGAACAGACAATGATTAACTATAATAGAGATATTCACAGAGTAATCATAAATAAAGACTATGATAAATATGAATATGCTTGGAATGAATATGCCTACGATGGACTTAGTGGACTTGAAGATATTATATTAAATAGTAGTCTTTATACAGCTGTTTCAAATGGAACAATAAATTGTTCTCCTACTATACCTGATGTGTTTAAAGATGCTGCTGCTTCAATTGCTCCACCTAGTTCTGTTCATGCTAATAGAAAAGTATTAAATTACTTATGTTCGCCTGACTTATTCTATTATTGTACTAATGGAACTAATATGGTTATTAACGGTGTGTTTAATGGTAGTGGTAGATCTAATGTAGACCCAACATACGATTACTTTAACTATGGTATTCGTGGTCGTATTCCAACTAACTTATTTAAACCAGTTAGTAATGTTACTGATTTATCAATGACATTCTATCGTTGTCCTTTAATTCTTCCATATAAATGGAATAATTCCACAGGAGATATTGGTGAAATGTTCTCTAAGCAAATGTTCGCAGGATTAACTAAATTAACTAATATATCTTATATGTTCTATTTCTGTGTAATTCCTGCTGATGTTATTGTGCCTGTTGAATTTGTAATTGATTGTATTAACTTACAGGATATATCTTGTTTGTTCTTAGCAGCACAATTTGAATCAACTGCTAGTCAAGCACAACAAATAGACGATAATATATTCGCTAAGAATGTCAATCTAAAGAATATTAGTTATGCTTTTGCTAGTGGGCAAAGTCAGGGCGATTGGTCAGGTAGAAGCCCTAAGAAGATTGGTTCTACATTGTTTAATGCTAATAAACATAAACAGCTTACTAATGTTACTGGTGTATTCTATAATGCAACTTCTACTATTGGTAGTGTTCCTGAATTTTGGAATTGGCTAAATAGTCTATCCTCTGTTAATAGAGCGAATGTATTCTATGCTATGCGTAAAGCTAATCTTACTAATGGTAATAATGTTCCTAGTGGATGGAATACAGGTATGGTATAACAAAAAGTTGATAATAGTATTGTATAATTAAACAAAATTTAGTTTCTTGTAGCGTCCCCCATAAAGGAGTGAGTATTAACAGTAATCACATCTCTTTACGGGGGAATGTTACAAAGACCAATTAATAATCATTTAAAAGTAATTATCATGGATAATCGTATTTATAACAGAGCTAATGCAGCTAATAGTCTACAAATATCTATAATGGGTGCTGTTGAAGCTGTTGCAGAGTTTTCTATTCCTAATGGAATGGGTGGTAAAGAACCATTCTTATTAAAGAATATTACCGAAGACCCATTAACAGTTGAAGTAGTTCTTGCTGGTATGGACGAACCTATTACTACTGTTCTATATTCAGGTTGGAATGTTGAGTTAGTTAAACAAGTTAATAACGCACAAGCTAATACTTTACAATATGGTTACTAATACTGGTATAGGTGTAGGTATCGGTATTCCTTTTAGAAATAATGCTCGTGGTGGAGATAAACCTTACCTTCCTCCTGAAATTAAAGATAGTCTAAAAGCAATAGTGATTGCTTATGGAAAGACTAATAATGATTCTGATAGAGCTAGAGTTAAGAACTTGGTGGATCCTGACAATCCGTTTGTAATCAGCAACGCAGCCTTCAAGTTGAATAGCGGGTTTGGGAAGTATGAAGTAGATTTTACTGTGTATAACAATCAAAATGTATTAGTATCTCCAAATAAACTTGTTTCTATAGCAGGTAAGGAAATTATTAGTTTAATTTTGTACACAAAATTATCAAAAGATGTTCCTTCTTATAAAGTTAAAATAACAGGATTAAATGGAGAAATAAGTTACTGGTATAGAAATCAAGACGGGTCTGAATCGAGGATTACTATTACAGAAGATGGAATATATCAATTACCAGTTTCTTATAATGTAGAAGAAGGTGCAGGAATTAATAATGGTTTTCATGGATATTCAGAATCAAGTTGTACTATCGAGCAAATCCCCTCTTTTGAAGGTGCATTCTTCACCGACGGAATCGACGACCTGATTACTTCCACCAAGACCGTACAGGAGATGCTGGGAGGAAGTAATGAGTGTACTGTTCTTAGTATGATTCATCAAATTACAGATTCTACGGATGGAATAAATAGAAATAACTGGTTGTTTGCTTCTAATTCTTATTTAGAATCCAGAGTAGAAATAGGTAAAAAAGGAAAGACAGGAATATACGGTTATACTTCAACTGATATAAGCAACGGACAGATATCTAATATAAACACTATACTTGGAGATAAAGGAGATTACACAGTTTACAGTAAAATAGAATCTACGGGATTAGATTATTTTTCTGTTGAAGGATTTCAGAATGAAGGAATATGGTACACTTCTTCCCTTGCTTGGTACTGGACAATCATCGCCAACAAGGTACTGACTACCGACCAAATCAACCAGGTAATCGCCTATTTCAACTTGGATAGAACTCTTAAACCCGATATACTGTGTGATATAACTAGACAAGGTATTACTAATGATAATCATGCTGACTTCAATGATAAGTTAGTTGATTATAGTGGTAATGGCAGAGATATTCAAATGTATAATCTAGCTTGGAAAGGTGGTAGTGGTGTTGCAGCTAAACAATATGAATCACTTAAAGATTGGAGACATACTCCTTTTGCAGGTACTACTGTTATTCGTTTAGATGAGTTCAGTTATAACATAGTTTCTAATAATGGAGGATATTGGCAATTTAGAGTAGATAAGACAAATGAACCTACATCTCAAATAAGAGTTATAACTGACAGGAAAGTAATCTGGGTAAATAATATTAAATATGCGGTAGAAGGTGAATCAAGTCATAAAGATAAATATAAGACAACAATAATAGAAGCTAATACTCCTACTATTATAAATATTGCAGGATTTGATTTTTTTGATCCTATTGAAGGAGGTACATTTATGTCTGTATTAAATTATGGGCAAGTTGCTGATGATAAGGGATATACTCTTACTATTCTTCCTTCTTGTAAAGGTGGTATTCTATTAGACGGAGTAAATGACTTTGGTAAGGTGACAGGGATGCCGATTTACAAGGATTATACTTTCATTATAGAAAGAGAATTCTTAAATGAGACTTTCCCTAATCAAGCATGTCTAGTAAGTAAGTCTAAAGTTGCATCAGAAATAGAAAATGGTGGTGCTTTTATTGTTGATAATATTAGTGTTAATTCTATTATTAACCCTTATAGTTTTTATAAGACCACTAGTTTGCCAGGTTTAAATACTTTTGATAGACAGATAGTATTTCAAAGTAAATACAAATATCTTGATAAAGATATTGCTGCTGGTACTGCTACTGATAGTGATACTTTATGGTTAGGAACATTTAGAGATAACGATAGTCGATTTGCTAATATTGCAATTTATTCTCTCATGTCCTTTCCTTATAGTATGTCCAAGTTCTTGATAGAGCGTCAGCTAAAGAAGTATAAGCTGGGTACGCTGTATCCGGATATGGTGGAGTTTAGACCTGTTATTAAAGCTAATGCTAATTATAAGATAACATATTATCAAATAGATAGTACTAATACTTGGAAGTCAATAAAGGTAGGTGATTACATTGTTATCGGAGCAAAATTAGCTTTTCAAATTACTTTTGATAATGATGCTAGTGAACTTAAAGAAGTTGTAAGCCCTCAATTATCAGGTATAATTGTTGAGAAAAGACCGTCAAATCCGGGATATAATATATATAGTTATATAACTTCTAAATCCCCTCAAAAGATAAACATCACAATTGACGAATACATCAGGTTTGAGGACATTGTGCAGCCATACCCAGTTCTATTACGATTCAAGGATGAGAATGGTAATGAAGTATCTTGGGGAGGCAAATTTAGAGTTGGTTCTACTATTACTAGAATAGGTAGTATAGCTGACCCTGAAAGCAATCTATTAAACGGTTTATATTCTATTTCAGGATTGTCTTTAAATGGTAAAGCTGTTACTAGTAGTACTAGTATCGTTGAAAAGCAAATGGTATTTAAAACTACTGCAACTTATCTTCTTGATAATAATGAACCTAACTGTATTCTATCTCCTAGACTATTGAGAATACCTAACTCTAGTTACAAGATACTAGGTCATATCCCCGATATATCCGGTCATGGTAATCATGGAGTTATTCATAACTCGGCTTATGGAGAAGGTAGTGGGGTTAATGAAGATGGTTCATACCAGTTTGATGGCGTAGACGACTTTGTTACTATTCCTACTTTGTCTAGCGGAGGTAAGCAGGTGTTGATGAAAGTGAATTGGCAAAGTAGTATTGGACAAGGTATGTTATACGACCAAAGAGGTACTGCGTTTGCAATTTGGAACTCTGACAAGTATAATGATAATGAAACTGATACTATTCCAGCTTATTCTGCAAGAAATGGAGGTAATACATACATTGATGGTATATTAAATAAAAATATATTAGCAAGTCAATTAAGAAATATTACTCATAATATTGTTGCCACAAATACCATGCTAAATGGAAGTAGTGTATCTCCAACCATAGGTTGCAGGACGGAACATAATGCTTACTTTACTAACATGTCCCTCTACGACTTCATGTTGTTCGATGAGATTGATTCTGACGAAGAGATACTAACATTGAATGAGTACGTAGGAATAGAAGGCAATACAGAATGAAGAAAGACGAAATAATTGATTTAAATAACCCAATATTTATAAAAAATGAATAAATGAAAATAATGCCTTATAAACTGCTTAAAGTAGTTTATATAATACTTGCTATAATTGCAGTAGTTATGTATACATTAAGTTTAATATTTAATATTTAAAGATTATGATTGATTACATTGTATTTCCTGTTGCTGATATAGATGAAGAGAAGTCAGCAAAGATTGATGAACTTAATTTAGTTCCTCGTAGTAATGTTAGTAAAGACAAAGTATTGATGAAGTGCCAACATTATAAAGAAGTGTTTCCTGAAAAAGTAACTAGAACAGTTACTACTGATGAAGAAGGATTGGAAATTATTAGTATTGAATATCCTTATGAAACTTATTCTAATGAAGCACTTGCTACTTTATTGTCAAGTCCTGAATGGAATTTTAAAGAAGATGAGGTAATAGAAGATTCCCCCATAGAGGAGTGACATCACTTTTATTGCTTAACTCTAAGCCCTGCTTATAACAAGTAGGGCTTTTATTTTGTTCATACAATACCTAACTTTTAATAAAATTATTATTTATAGCTAAAATAGATTAATGGTCGAACTTCTTATATGAAGTAGAAGTTGCTGATGTTTATGTAGCTATTAATGCTCAATATCACGACTACTGCGAACTATTCGAGAAGTGGTTCGGAAAAGGAAACTTTGACGATATGATATTCGAAAGTGCTATCAGCTTTTGGTTTGATGATGTAGACTTCGGAGAAGATAAACTCTGGAAATACTTTAATGAATTGAAGTAATACAAGTTCTGTTATATTCCTAAAGAGAGATTACTAAATAATAGTAGTCTCTCTTTTCTTTTTAAAATAAAGTTTTATATTTGCGCCTGTAATATAAAACTTAATGCTTATGGGAATATTTGTTAAAGTATTGTTTGTAACTATAATAGCTATTACTATTATAGTATTCGCATGGAAAGAGATTACTAATATCCTTCCTGTGAAGGTTGTGTCTTATGTAAAGATAGCAGGTGTACTATTAAGTGTTATTTTAGGTACTCTATTATTCTTATTGTAATATGGACTTCGGGAATATACTTAATGAAATTCTACGTACTACTGCTACTAGTTTCGATTTTGCATTTGTTATTTGTGTTAATGTACTAGCGTATTTAGTAATTAAACTAGTTGACAAACTTAATAGAGATAAAGTAGTAAGTACTTGGAATAAAAGAGTGATAACTCTTGTGTGTGCTGTATTAATGGGAGTAATATACTTCTCGTTAAAGTTAGGTGATGTTAAAGTAGTACTTAATTCTATTGTTCTTAGTTTTATATTTTGGAGTTGGATTCTAAAACCAATATTCGCCTTCTTCAAGATAGATTATAAGAAGTTTATAATAGAAGATGATGAACCTAATCAATATCCAAAGTAAGTACTATTAGTAAGAGTAGTAAATGAGAGTCGGCTAGCAATGGTCGGCTCTCATAGTATACACATCTCTTTATGGGGGAATAAAAACTACGTCCCACGCTCCTACGCTTTCACAGAAGCCCACCATTGCATTTTAGTGTCTAACCTTAACTTACTATTATCCGATAGACTTGCGTGTCTCTATGAGCCTTAAAATGCGTCATGTGTATAAAAATGTTTACAATGCGAACGCTTGTAAGCTAGATAGTAAGCTAGATAATAGTGCTGAATCAAAATTATTAATAAAAGTCTTGTTAATACCAATATAATAACTATATTTGTTATAATACTAATTCAAAAACAAAAGTAATATGGCTTCATTAAATCAAATTGTATCTGAAATAGCTCATGCTATTCATCAGCCTAATAACTTTACTACGAGACAAACTATTCGTAGTGCGGTTATTCATACATTCAATGAACAGATAAGACAGACTTATGAGCGTCATGCTAATGTCGATAAGATATTAATGCAGAGATATAGGATAAGTCTTATTAATGTTCCTGACGGAGATATATTTCAAAGTCTTGTAAGTACAAAGTATAAAGTTAAAAGAAGTAAGGTTAGAATACCTAGACCAGTTCGTCTTGATAATAATCTTCCTTTTGTTAGCGTTCGTACTGTTGGTTATGATAATATGGCTATTCCTTTTATTAAAGAAGCAAATGCTCAATTTTATAAAGCATTGCCAGGAATGTGTACTAGTCTAAGTTATGATTATATCAATGGTTATCTATATGTTAATAGCAATGGTAATCCGTTGATTGAACCACTAGGACATATTATTATCGAATCACCATTTGAAATACCTACTGAAATTCCTATTGAAACAGAAGAAGGAGTTGAATCTAACTTCGATAATGATGATGAATTTATCATTCCCGAAGATATGGTAGAACGAATCAAAGACGTAATCTATAAACGTAATCTACTTAATGTAGAGAGAGTAACTAATGAAGTCCCAGTTAAGGACGATATAAATAAACAACAAATAGAAGTATAATTATGGCTAGCGGTGAAAGATACGACCACAGAAATATGTATACTAGCTTTATAAAGACAGCCGAAGAGGATTATGTTCTCGTGTCTGAAAAGATAGCTAGATACAAGTCTTTATTATATAAAATCAAATATTCTATTGAACAAAATAGAAATGCTATTGAAGCTATATTTGATGTATGTGTTTATAACTATTGGGAATGGAATACTGATGAACTAGATGTTAATAAAAAGATGGAGAAAGCAATAGATGCTAAGTTCACTAAATTCGATTCTTCTAAACAACTAAGATATGGTAATATATACCGTAACTTAAAACAATACTTTAGAGTACTTCGTAAAATAAAAGAATATGAGATAAGACAGCAGAGAATTAAACATCGTAAGAATATTACTCGTCCTCAATACGAAGCCTATTGCAAGTTATTCTTTAGAGAAGTATCTAAAGAAGTTCTAAGAGGAAAAGTTTATAAGTTTGAAAAGAGACTTGGTTGTCTTATAATAGAAAGAGTTATAGTTAGAGATAGTTTTACCACTGCTGATGGAAAAGTTGTTAAGTTCAAAAAAGTAATTGACTATTATAAAACAGAACTAAACAAAAGAAATCTTCTTGCACAAGGGCTTATTCCTTATAATAAGAAAGACCATGCAGCAGCCTTACTAAGAGGTGAGAAATACGAAGGAGTTAAATATGTGGAGTATCTTGATAATCCTTATTATTGTAAGTTACTTATGATTGATGGTACAATTAAGAATAGACCATTGTTTAAATTCTATGGAACTAATCTTCACATGAAGCGTAGTAACGACGATATACTATCTGAATGTAAGACTGTTGAAGATATTATTAATGTCGATACTGATATTAATAATCGTCTTTCTTTAATTAATAAGTTTGACCCAAGTTACACTATAAAATATATTAGAAATAATGAACAAAGAGCTATCTTCCGTAGAAACTATTATCGCAAGACTTGATAATGATTTCAATATTATGAGTAGTGATTATATACCTAGAGTAGGTGCTTGGTGTATAGATGCTATGAATGAGATGGGTATTCTTCAATATGAAGAAAAAGAAACTACTGTTGATGTTGTTGATAGAGTTGCTTATTTCCCATGTTGTATGAACGCTTTTAAAGTTTATGTTGAGGGTTGCGAGATTTCCCCCTTAAAGAAAAGTAAGTGCTCTTGCTCTTCCGGTACTACCGAGCATTTCGTTCAAGATAGAGAAAGAGCTAGAGAACGTGAAAGTAAGCGTACTGTTGAGATTGACCCCGAAGGTTACGAAGGAAAGAATTACGTGTATCTTCGGGATGCTAATGCAATCCAATTAAACTTTGATACTGATATTGTTACCGTATCCTATCTTACAGTTAAGACTGTATATAGCGATACGTTTCATTGTAATATACCTGTTATTCCTAATAATGGTAAACTTATCGAAGCACTTGAATGGTTCTGTATGTGGAAGCTACTAAGTAGAGGACTTAAACATCAAGTCTATTCTCTACAAGGTGCTATGCCAGTTAATCCATATTTGTTATGGAGAGATTCTCGTGACAGAGCTAGAACTTCTGTTATTAATGAAAACCAAGATGCCAATGCCTATAAAGGTTGGGCGTCGTTCTTTTATAATTCAACATTTAGACCTAGAGACTAATGGAAATAGTTAAAGAACTTAATAAAGATGGAGGTTACGAATCTATTAGAAATGGTTCAATGACCCATGCTGTTAATGCTATGGTTTCTCGTGATGGTAATTCTATTCAGAATGAACAATCTATTGAGACAATCATAACATTAGAAGAGAACGAAGAGATAGTTGGAGTTATTTCTTGTTCTGATGAAATGGTTATATTCACTAATAATAGTAAAATTAGAAGATATAAAGAATCTACTAAATCTATTAGTGAAGTCTTTACTAATTGGAATTATCAAGGAGGTAAAGTTATAGGTACATATACTTATAATGTAAATAATGAATTAATTATTGCTATTACCGAACTTAATTCTAATGAAGAAGTTCCTTTGAAGATAATTAATCTTAATAAACCTGATTATTTAGAAGGAGGAGATGATATAAAATATACATTAGTTCCTAATATTCCTAAGACTAATCTTAATAATTGGAAACTAGTATCAGGAAGTTCTATATATAAAGGAATATATAATTTCTTTATTAGATATAAACAAGGGAGTGATTATACTGGTTGGTTTCCAATAGGAACGCCTGTATTAGTATGGGATAGAGGAAATCAAACAACTATTGAAGATAATAGTTTTGGTTATGATGATAGTAGCGGTAATCTTCCGGTTAATTATAAGATAGGTAATTTTACTTTTAAAGAACAGACTAATTTAAGTACTGAAAAAGTAAATCTAAATATAGAACTTGGATTACAGATAGATAATAGTGGTCTTAATTATACAGCTTATCAAGTAGGTTATATAATCAATACTCAAAAGGGAGATACTAAAGTCTATAATACTTCTGATATAGATATTAAAACTAGTAGAATCACAATAGATGATGTTTATAATGAAACATTTAGTCTTGATGATATTACTAGTTCTTTCTTTAATCTATATAATATAAAGACTTTATGTAATTATAATAATAGATTATATGTAGCAAACTATAAAGAAGAAAATATTAATAGTCTTGTAAGTTCTATTGATACTAGTAATATTCAAGTTAAAGTTAAGAACTTTATGGGAAATAGTGCTTCTAGAAATGTTGCTAAACTTAGAAGTACTAGAGCCGCATCTAATATAGTTAATAATCCTAGAACATTTAATATTGAAAAAGGATATGTAGTTACTATAAAAGGAAGAGCTTATGATACTACTGGTTATAAAGAAGCTACTAGAAAGTTTTTTCTTACTAGAATTGGTAAGAATAGTTATGGTACATATTGTCTTATGATTTCATCACAAGACTTTATAAGAGCTTTTTATAAGGATAGTGGTTACGATAGTTATTCTACTCCATTTTATGTTTCTTATCAAGATGCTAATAATCTATATGAACCAGCAGTTTCCGTAGTTATTAAACCTGATGATAAGAATTGGTATATATTAGAATTTAGTAGAGGATATGACCCAGCAGATGTATATCCTGATGAATATTCTGTTATATCGTCTTTAGGGTTCGTAAGCCATCCTTATGTAAGATATGGACGTACTAATGATTTCTTTACTAGTACTCCTTATAGTGCTCCTGATATTCAAAGAGATTTTAATAACGATTTCAAAGTAGTATCTATTGAAGAATTTGATTTGAATATAGATACTAGAGAAATTGTTGAACCTATGTGGTTCTATTTAGGAGATGTTACTATTGGAGAAAATACTTATAAATTAAAGTATGACCATTATAATCCTACTAATTATTATTATACTAGATATGATATGTCTACTGGTAGTCCGGTAGAAGCTGGTGTAAGGTTAAGAAAATCTTTTCAAACTGCTTATGTAGACTATCCGGAAGTAATGCAAGAAATTCGTACTAAGTTTCCTAATTCACAAATAGTACTCATATTAGAATATGAAACTGTTAATCCTAGTGATGGAAATGCTGATGAAGTTGCTAAATTTAGAGGTGAAATAGCCGATGAAAATATAAGAATAGCTTATGATGTATCTAAACACAAGTTTATTTTTTCAAATAAACATACTAATATAAGAGATGATTATTATGAACGTCAATCGGATGCTGTATTAATAACTAATGCTGATGGAGAAACTACTAGATATACAGTAAATGATATATTTCCTAATATATCTGTTACTTTCAATAATGAAGATAAATCTACTCAAGATTTAATCAATGAGATTGAAGGTATACATGAAACTATATATCGTTGGAAGGAAGATAGAGAACCGACAAAAGATGATTTTGATGTTAACGAAAACTATACTGTTGATTTTTATTCTATAAGTAGTTTATCAGGAGATAAAGGTTCTACTAAAACTTTTACTGATTTAAAAGCATATCCAGTAGGTTATATTAAAGAAACAGTAGAAGAAAGTACTCAAACTATAATTACTGCGGAGAAAGAATTTATGATAGTTATACCGTTTATTAATTATCTTAAATCTGTTTCTACTTATAATTATACAGGTAATGAACGTTATGTTACTTATGATAGAATAAGTGTTAATAGTACTAAAGAATACGAAGGTATATTGAAAGACTTATATATCTGTTTCCAAAAGAATAAGAAGTTTAACATGGACGGAATAAGTAATTATGATGCTTTACTTCTTGATATTCCTAATTTTGGAAAACCTGATATAATTGCTGTAAGTAGTGGTGGAGTTCGTTCTAGTGGTAATCAATTCTTTACTTTAGGAAGTAGTCAAGGTTATAAAGAACTTCGTGTTGATGGTCCTGCTGATGGTTATATTAGTTATGCTTTTGGTTTTGCTTCTCCTAAGATACTAGATAGTAATACTAAACCCGAAGATACAGAATTTTATGGAGAGGTTAATAAGTATGCTATTAATCATTGTGTATATAATTTCTTCATTCATTATGTTTATCCTAATGGTAATATAACTGATGGTATTAATATTCCTAATACTATAGAATATTCAGAAACTATTAACTTAGGTACAGTTAATGAAGGTGCTACTCAACTTACTATGGATATTAATGAAGATACTCTAATATCTGATATTAAAACTAAGTATGATTCTTATAAAAGTCAATATGGAAATATTAATATTACTAATGCACATGAAGTAGTTAATATATTTGATAGTATTAGTAATGTAAGATTCTGTAATATATTTCCTAAATATAATAGCAACGGGATTGCTCTTTATAAGAACAATAAGGGAAATAGAATGTTTAGAGGTACTCTTAATCCTGAATACGATAATGTTCAAGCAATAGAATTTTTATTCGATAATATTCCTATGAGAGATGAGTTCGTAGGATATTTTATATCTTATGAAAAGACAGAACCTATATTAGTTAGTCAAGGTGTTCCTGTACGTAGAGATGATGATTTTAATACTGCTTTTAATGAACAAGTTAATAGTATTCGTTTCTATTATCCTGAATTTGATATTCTAAAGAAAGCTGGTGCAGGTAATATATTTATTACTGAAACTAGATATACTATGGGTAATGCTTATAAAGGTCCAATGTTTGTTGACTATTATAGTAGTGATGATAGTTTTGGTCAATCTAGTTCATCAGAAGAATTTGGAGATATTAGAGCTATTAAAAGTTCTACTATTATAATGGCAGATAGTAAAGATGATAATAATGCAGGAAGAGAAGCTGTTGTTAATCTAGTACTTAATAAATCATTAAAGTTAGGATTCTATACAGCAAATGGTAGAGGTTATGTAAAAGGAATACTTCTTAATATAACAGATAACTTATATATGTCAGAGAATAAAGACCTTATTCCTCTAGGTTATATTAAGTTTATTAATAAATCAGAACCTATTTATAATTATGGATATGAAGAATATAAATATAATTATAACTATTATCTGATGCTTGCAAATGTATTTGCTTTTAATCGTAATGGTGTATATTATGATACTACTGACCCAATACCTAAGAAAGCTACTGATAATACTAATTTATATCCTAACTTTCCTAGAGTACATTGGGATAGTGAGAGAGTTGGTAATACTCCTATAAGTAGAATTGCTCTTAACTATTATTCTTTATATCCGTTATTTGCTAAAACAATTAAGACTGCTCCTGACGAAAGATATTATACTATTCATACTGACGATAATTCTTTTGTTCAGAATGTTCGTATGATTCATCTATTACCTAGTACAATTAATGATACTTTTGAAATAAGTAGTATGTATCTTGATTATGCAGGTAAGAAGTTCATTAATTATAATGAATTGTTATATACTAACTTTATTACTGAATATCGACAGACTATTCGTAGAAGCGATGTTATTAGTGATGAATCAGTAGAAAACAAATGGCGTATATTTAGACCTAATGCTTATAAGATAATTAGTGAAAACAAAGGTGACATTATAAATGTTATTGGTATAGGTACTTATCTAATTGCTCATTGTGAACATTCAATGTTTATCTTTAATAGAGATAATACTCTTTATACTAAAGATAAAGATGTACAGATGCTAATGCCTGACGCTTTTGATATAGATTATCAAGAAGTATTTACTAGTGAAAAAGGCTATGGTGGTCTACAAGATTTTGAAGCATACGTATGTAATGAAGCAGGTTATATATTCTTAGACAGAAGTAAGAAGCGTCTATATAGATTCGATGAAAAGAACTTAAATGATTTAGGTGATGGAGTACAGTCTATATTAGATGAATATCTGACTAGTAGCACACAGATACTAATGGGAATGGATAAGGAAAATAATCGGTTAATCTGCTCCTTTATGGGGGAAGAATCGGACTTCACACTTAGTTACAACTTTGTTACTAATAGTTGGATTAGTATTCATACTTATTTATGTCGAGGATTTTATAATACAAAAACTAATTTGTATATTAGTTCCTTCAATAAGAAGAATATTATAGGTCAAATAGGATTTGTAAAACCTTCAAGTTATCTTAAATATACAGACTTTGAGATACCTGTTGATAAGAATCCTTTCTATGTGGGAGAGAACAATAATACTATGGTAGTAGATATATTATTCAATCTTGAATACGATACTATTAAAGTACTTAACTACATTAGTTATGACTTATATAAAGCAAATGATATTAATTTTGCAGGTAATAAGATATTGTTATTTAGTAACACTTCTATTAGTAGATTAGAAGATATTACTGTGAATGAACGTAATACTTTTAATACTGTTAAGCCTTACTATGAACATGGTAAATGGAATTATAATTATTTCCGTAGTGTTCTTAATGAAGTTGTTACTAATTATCCAATAGATAGACTTACTGGTAAACTTAACGTCGATGTTGATAAGAAGTATGAACCATTTAAATCCAATCTTATTAATGGTAAGTATCTAGGTGTACGTTTTGTAATTAACGATGGTAGTGCTAGAATAGAAATTAAGAAGATTGAATGTTATGTTAATAAATACAGAGAATAATGAAACGTATTAATGAACAAAGACCTAAAGCATTTATAGGTGCTGCGATTTCCGTTGGTACTAGTATTGTTAGTGGTATTATAGGAAATCGTAAGAAAAAGAAAGCCGAACAAGCTGAAAAGCTAAGACAAGAAAGGCTTCAAAACCTACAAGACAATCAGGCTTTAGCTAGTGCTCAAAATGAAAGTATGATGTCAGAAGAAGATAGAACACAGTTTTTGAGTCAGTATTTATCCAAAGGTGGGAAAGTGAAAACTTCCCCCCGTAAAGGAGCGAAAGCTAGAATTGTCGAGGGTGGTATTGCTGTTCCTATTAAGAAAGATTCTTTTCTTCTTAAAGGACGTAAACATAATACTGGTGGAATTGTTATAGATACTGGTAAGACAGGTGTTGAAGCAGAAGGTGGAGAAGTAGTACAAGTTACTCCTAAGCAACTTAAAGTGTTTAGTGCTCAACCTATACTTAATGGTAATAGTCCTGCTGAATTAGTTCAGAAAGGTGCTGAACCTTCTAAAATATTTAATGCACAAGAATCATTTAAAGATAGAAATGGTCTTAATGATGATGGTACTAAAAAGAAAAGAAATATGAGAACAATAACTGGTAAAAAGAAACTAGGCGGTTTGTCTCGTAAGAAAGATTACGGTTCAGATAAGAAACCTTATCCTAGTGTTAAGTCAAATGATTTTGCAGGCGGTGGACGTAGTTATCCTATTCCTACTAAAGCCGATGCTCGTGACGCTCTTAGATTAGCAGGCTTACATGGTCGTTCTGATGTAAGAGCTAAGGTATATAAGAAATATCCTGAATTAAAGAAATCTGCATTAGGTTCTAAGACTAAACTTCTAAAGAATACTTATAATGATTTTGGTTTAGAGAAAGATTATAGTTCTAGTTTTGCTCCTAATGCTCTAACTAAAGCTAATATGAACTCTGTTAAAACTAATAGTGTAGTTTCAGGAAAGCCGGTTGGTGCTTCTGTTAATCCTTCTACTTCTCTATTATCTAAAGTAGGAAGTGGATTTAAGAACTTCATTGGAAGTGTTGGAGGAGAAGCAATAAGTGCAGGAATCGGAGCTTTAGGAAATATTATTAGTGGAGTTACTAATAAAAACAGTATTAATAATATTCAAGCTCCTACTAGACCTAGAACTATTGTTCCTGCTAGAATGAGAACTACATATAATATAAATCCTCAATTAGCAGAAAGTAGAGATTCTGAAAGAAATATGGCTAGACTTATTGATTCTAATACTTCTAGTTCTTCGGGAAAGATTGCTCGTATTCAATCTCTTGCTAATCGTGGAGTTCTTGAACGTAATAAATTAAGAGGAATGAAAGAAAATGTTGAGACTGACCTTCTCAATCGTTCTACTCTTAATCGTCAAGGAGTAGAAGCTGCAAACAATCAAATACTAAATGCTTATGATAATGCGGTTACTCAAACAGAAAATGAAAAGATTCAAGCAAGGGCTAATAATCGTACTAATATAATTGAAGGTCTTACTAGTGCAGTTAGAGACTATCAATTAGGTGTGGATAAGAGACGTTCAGAAGAAAATGCTACTGCTGCTATGATGTCTGCAAATCCTGAACAAATGGAATTATTCTTAAAGTTAATGAATAAGAATAAGAGTAGACTAGGTAATATACGAAGTACTTTATTCAAATGTGGTGGTAAGAAAAAGATTGCTTAACTATAAATACTATAACTATGCCAATAGATATTAGAACAGCTGGTTATCAAAAGAGGGAGCGGGTTGCCGCTCCTTTAGATGTTTACAATAGTACGTTAAATACTCTACAACAGAAACATGATACTGCTATTGAAACTAGTAATCAGATTAAAACATTTCTTGCTAATAAGCAATTAAATGAAGCTGAAAATGAATGGCTCGATAACTATTCGAGAGATATTAATGCTCAAATAGAAGCTAGTGCACAAGATGGAAGTTATGCTACTGCTTTAACTGCTGCTAAAAGGTTAGCCGGAGAAGTGGCTAGTAATCCAGGTCTTATTGGTCGTGAACGTTATCAACAGGAATTTAAGAAGTTCCAAGATGAAGTTACTAATAGTGATGCTTATGATGGTGATGTTAAAGCATACGCATTGGAACAGAATAAATATAATTATAAAGACCAAGTAGATGAAACAGGTAAAGTAATAGGCGGTAATCAATTCCAACCTAATTATCGTCCTGTTGAACAAGTAGATTATAATGCTTTATATCAGAAAGTATTGTCTACTGTTGGTGTTGATTCTAGTTCAGGTGAACAATTAGTATGGGGAGATGCAGAAGGTAATCTTAAAGATGGTCAAGGTAATATTGCTGCTGGCGATGTTCCTTATCTTAAAACAGCTAGTGGTATTCAACAACTATCAGCAGATAAGATTCGTGCTGCATTTGAATCTGCTTTAAATGAAACTCCGGGTGCTCGTGCTTCTCTAGAACAAGACTATAAAGTAAATGTTTGGAAAGCTAATAAAGGTAATAAGAATAATCTTGTTACTAAGCCTGACGGAACTATTATGTCACAGAGAGAATTTGAAGAGAACCTATTTGCTCCTAGATATGCTGCTTCTGCTTATCGTAGAGTTGAAAGTAGAATTAATCCTGAATTAGGATTTAATATATTAGCTGCTGCTCGTAAAGCTGCTGCTAAACCTAAGACTGGTAAAGAACCTGATTTACTTCCTTCTTTGGCTACTGTTGGCGGTAAAGAAAAAGTAGAACCTGATACTCCGGCTAAAGTACAGTCTCAATTAAATACTCTTAATGGTCAGTTATCTAATATGTTTTCTTCTTATGGAATATCTAAATCTCTTCCTTTAGATGAAGCATATAGTAAACTACGTTCAGGTATTGCTAATAATGTTACTTTATCCGATGCTGCTAAGAAACAATTATTAGATGAAGCTAATACTTATTATAGAGGAATAGCTAATGCTAATAATCGTTTAGATGCAATGAAAGGACATCTTACACAAGAAGAACAATATGCTTCGGAGTTCTTAGGTAAGAGATTAAGTAACGGAGATATGGCAGATACTAATAATCCTATGCAACTAGAATATGCTAATAGAATGAATAAGTTATTTACTGATTCTAAAGGCAATAGCTTCGATACAGTTCTAGTTAATCCTATTAACGATAGTAGTAAAGCCGTTATTATATCTAAACTTAGAACAGATATGGGATTGACTAATCAAGATGTGTCGTTTAGTAAAATAGGAGATAAAGAATATATTCGTATTAGTAAAGATGCTTATATTCGTTTGGCTCCTGAAATAGCAGATGTTCTTAAACTTAGTCCCGTAGGATTTACTACTGGTAATAATGCTCCTGAAAAATTTACTAGAAACGATGAAGTTTTCTATGGAAATAAAGTATATGGTAGTTTAACTACTATGGGTATTGCAGGTTTTAGAGCAATAGGACGAGGTGAAATAACTACTGCTAAGAGTACTAAAGATTCTCCTGCTTACGTATATGAAAAAGCTGCACAAATGTCTAATGCTGCAACTAAACGTATATCTAAATCATTACCACCTAGTTATGTTGATGTTAATGTATTTGACTTACCACCTCATGTAGTTGCTACTGGTCAAGGATTCGAAGACGACCAATTAAAGAACTACAATGAAAGAGTAATGAATATGATTAGTATTGCTAATCCCGGAAGTATTGTTATTAAGAAACGTAATGCCGAAGGAGTTCTTGAACCTGTTGAAGATAGTAGAGAACGTGATGCTATTATGCAAACTATTCAAGCACAAGTTAAGAAGAAAAACATTAATAATGGTTGGTGCTCATCTTCTTCTACTGGTGAATATGGAGTATTCTTAAACATTCCTTATACTCCTAAAACTGGAAAGAATAGTGCTAAGAATCCTGATTCTGAAATGGAAGAAAGAATACAAAATGCAGTAGCCGGAGACTATATGATTACAGGTGCTATCATTAATGATGAAATAGAAAGATTCAAATCTCTACCTGCTGTTAAAGCAATGGACACTCTTAATTCTATTAAGTATAATAACGCACTTAAAAGAAATTATCGTTTATCTGATGCTGAATTTGGAGATGGAACATATTCTGCTGTTACCGATGGTGGTAGTTTTTATCAGATATTAGACGCTAATGATGAACCGGTAATTAAGATTACAGAAGGTGAGTTATTTCAACGTATGTTTCAGAATAATCAAGCTAATGCTATTCTTGCTCCTGTTAAAGAGGATATAAATCTTATTAGTGCAAGAAATGGTTCTATTGCAAATTCCCCCATAGAGGAGCAGCAAGTTATTGCTCGTCCTCTCATGCAGAAGGCTATGATTATGGCAGGGGCTACTGGTAATCTTAGAGAACTAGATATTGATACTAAGAGACAAGTATTCCAGTTCTTTAATAGAATGTATTCAGGACTTACTGGTGAATCCCCTAGTCAAGTGATACTTAATCAAATGAACGATTTAATGAACTAAGTTATGCCAAATATATTTGATGATATATCAGTAGAAAAAGCTCCACTAGACAGTGGGGCTAATTCTGTTAATATGGCTAAAGAAGCTCCTACTGTTACTAAATACAAACCTGATGTAGCTGCACAAGGCGACTTCATGTTTCGTAATCTTAGTGGTAAAGAAGTCTTTACTGGAACAGAGGAAGATTATCATTCTTTAGCTAAGTATGGTGCTGAACCTAATCGTTATCAAAGTAGAGAAGAATTAGAAACTCTTCGTGCTAAGAACCAATCGGCTTGGAAACAAGCAGGTAACGCATTAGGTCAAACTATTGGAACAGTTATAGGAGATACTGTTGGTGGTATGGGTATGTTAGTAGATTTAGCTACTGCTGGATTATGGGACGATAAGCCATTTAGTAATCCTATTACTAGAGCAGGCGATGCTATATCTGACTATGTTCGTGATGATTTATTTCCTATATATCGTGAGAATCCTGATAAAGCATTTGATATGAATGACTTTTCAGGTTGGTTCTTTAGTCAAGTTCCAAGTATTGCTAGTTCTCTATCTTTAATGATTCCTGGTACTTTATTAACTAAAGGAATTGGAGCTGTTGGTAAAGGTGTTGCAGCATTAGGACGTAATAGTTCTAAAGTAAGTCGTGCAATGAATTGGGCTAAGAAAGCTACTAAATTAGATAATGTGTATCGTGCTAATAAGTTAAAACTTATCGCTAAAGATGGTATTACTGCTATTGGTATGCGTCTTGGTGAGAACTATCAAGAAGCTCGTGGAGTTGCGGAACAAATAGAAGGAGAAGCATTGTCGTTATTTACAGGAATGTCTGATGAAGAATTTCAAACTTGGTTAGATAATAATCCTGATATTGCTAATGAAGCTAAAGAAAGAACTAAAGAAGAAGCCGCTCTTATAGTTGCAGATAAAGCAGCTATGCGAAACTTTGGATATAATGCAGGTAATGTATTCTTCGACTATATGCAGTTACGTGCAGTTAATAAAGCATTAGGTCAAGTTAATCGTGCTATTACTCCTCGTATTCGTTATTCACAAAATCAAGCTCTCGACAGAATAGCTTCTACTGGTGTTGAATCTGCTAGTCAAACTTTAGGTCAAGCGGCAAAAGGTACTATTAAAGATTTTGCAGGTAAAATAAATCGTTTTGTTAATTCTAGTGAGAATCTACTATTATCTGAATTATCCGAAGGTATTGAAGAAGCTATTAACTTTGTAGGTCAAGAAGAAGGTACTTTATATGGTCGTTACCTATTAGGTCAAGCTGAACAATATAATGGTGCTGTATCTATGGATAGAATAGAGAAGTACTTACAGAATCCTCAACTATACAATGCTGCATTATGGGGAGTTATTGGAGGTGTTACTTTTGGTGGTGCTATGTCAGCTATTAATAATCGTAAAGGTGGTAATGTAGAAGAGAAACAACGTATTGCTGAAATCAATGGTCGTGAGCAAGTATTCAATGAATATGCTCGTCAGATGAAGATTATCGAAAATGGTGAAAATCCATTTCAGATAGAACGTGATGCTAAAGGTAATCCTATTACTTATCTTGATGATGGAACTATTAGTCAAGACCCAACAATAGGTACTACTCGTTATAGTAAAGTTAGTCCTGAAGAACAAGAAGATTTACGTGCTGCTGCTAAAGAGAAGTTCACAACTACTCTTACTTTAAATGCTATTCGTTCCGGTAACTATGAGTTACTCGAAGATTATATTGAAGACCCTAGACTAAAGAAAAAGCTAGTAGATGCAGGTCTTGCTGATGAAGCAGAATATGATAGAGATACTCAATCTATAAAGAAAACTATGCGTACTGTTCTTAATAGATATGTTAACTATTCTAGTGCATTGCGTAGTGCTAATATAGATGATGCTCTATTAGATGTAGCTATATCAGAAAATATAGTTAATGCACAAGAAGCTGACTTACTAAATAAACGAGTAGAAAGACTTAATACTATTCAATCTCAATTAGAGAATACTATTCCTGCTATTAATGAGATTCTTGACCCAATGGCTAAGAATCGTATGCAGTTAGGTATATTAGAGCAGTATCGTCGCGAAGTAATGTCTACTTATAATAGTCTAAAGAATAGTAATAATCCTTTGGATAAAGCACAAGCTAGTCAATACTTAGATATATCTAAGATAATAGAATCTAAAGTTAATGACTTACGTAGAGGTTTAAGTCCTATGGAAAGTTTATTCTTAGATAATGTTCGTAGTGTAGAAAATATAGCTCTTGGAATAGAAGGTAGTCAAGAACAAAACGCACTTATTAAGAAACAGATAGAAGAATTAGATGAAAATGATGTAGCTCTGTTTAAACAAGCAGGTAAAGACTTTAGTCTAGGAAGTTTATCTAAACAAGTTCGTGCTATTAATTCAGAGTATATGGATAATATGGGACAAATACTTCTCGATGAAATTCGTAGAGATAACTATCGTTCTAATATTATTACTACTAATGAACAAGCTAAGGAATTTGAAGATACTCGTAAGAAAGAGTTTGAAGAAGCTGCTAAGAAGTTAGTTAAGTCTGCAAAGAAGAATCTTAATGATTTCGTTAACGTTGCTACCGAAGAAGAACTTACTAAGTTAGATAAAGCATTAGATAATGCTTTTACAGAAGAGGAATCTCAAGATACTAGTAATAAGAGTTTATCTAATGCTGTTAGTATTCTATCTAATTCAGAGAATGGTAAGAAAGATATAGCGTCTTTAAGAGAAGCTATTACTAAGAGAAGAAATAGTCTTGCTGCACAAAGTCAGGCACAGCAACAGACTGGGAATAATCAGCAACAAGACTCCTCTACGGGGGAAGCGAGGAGCGAAGCGACGAGGCAAGAAGAACCAGCGGTTAAGTCTACTCCAAAACCTAAACCAAAGACTGCTAAAGAGAAGAAGCTAAAAGAGACATTAGATAAAGTAGTATCTAAAGCCAATTCAGGTGTTGTAAATAAAGCTAATATTAATAACTTAGAATTTACAATAGTAAAGCCTTTTGCTAGTCTAGGAGATGTTAGTAGAAAACCGGTTAAAGTAAGTGCAATAGATGTACGTGTTAGCAAGTTTGGTAATGTCAGTATTGATGGAATGGATGCTAAAGGTAATATCATTGCTGATGTTACTATTGATGAATTAAATGCTGCTATTGCTATCGGAGATGTTACTTATGTAGATACTAGTAAATCTGATGAATCTGCTCCTGCCGACACTAACGTTCTTGAATCATCTATATCTGATAATGACTTAGAAGGTCAACGCCAACGTATAGAAGAGATAAATCTAATTATAGATTTATATAATCAAATACAAGGTAATCAGATAGAAGGTAAGACATTTACTAGTCTTAATGATATGATGGTTTATCTACAACAGTTAAATCCTAGAGCTGTTAGTTTGTATAATGATATTAAGATTCTAGCTAATCGTCAAATAGTAGACGGTAAGATAGTTAATGTTGATGAAGAGATTAAAACTCCTTCTGATATTATACAAGAAGCAAGTAAGACTTTAGATAAAGCTGTTGCAGAAGATAAACAGAATAGTAAAGACAATGGTTATTTCTTTAATCTAGTTAATCTAAATGATAGTAAGGTTTATTCTCGTATCGGTCAGTTGAAGACTAATGATACAGTAAATGTAGAACTAGATGAAAACGGTAATCTTATTGTTAAGTCTCATGGAATTAAAATAGGCGAGTTTCCTAAGATTGGTTATAATAATGGTAATGTTGAAGTTATGAATCAAGGTTGGAGATATACTGTTAGAAACGATAGTATAGATTTCATAACTCAACTTCAATCTATTATTGCTAGTGAAGAACCTAGTGCTAAAGAATTTGTACAACTGCTTAATAACATACGTCGTTTGTATCGTGTTCGTAATAACCCTGAAGTTGAAGGAACATTCGGACATCAGCTTAATGCTCTACAAGAGAATGGTCACTGGCAAAATCTAACTAGTTTATTCGGTGATACTCAAACTAATCTATTAGATAGGATTAAACATCTTAATAATATCATATTCTTTAATAATGCTCTTAATGTTAATCAGTCTAACTTTAGTGCTATTGTTAATGAATCGTTGACTAATTGGATGAATAAACTCAAGAAGTCTTATACTGACATTAATAACTTAAAGTCCTCTATTAGTAATACTAAGTCTAAGAAGAAACGTCTAGTTGTTGGTCGTACAAGTTCAGGTAGTGTTATTTATGCTAGAGATAAACAAGGTAATCCTATATATCGTAAGTTTGGAGACGTAGCTACTAGCGAAGCTACTGACGGTTATCGTCTAGTAGTAGGAGTTGACGGAGGAGTTGCCGATATTAAATCTAATAGTATTATCGCTGCTAGTCGTATTCCTAGAGGAGTAGTTGGTATGACTATTAAAGATTCGGAAGGTAGACTTATTGCAGTTACTAGTCGTGAGAATACTATGAGTAATAGTGAAACAGAAGCTACTGAATATACTAAGAGGTTTAATGAAGGATTAGATAAATTATTCCATTCATTAGTAGATGCTACTCTACAAGGTAATACTGACTTACATCAGCAACTATTAGATGAAATATCTAAGTATGTAGGTAAGCAAAAAGCTCTTTATGGTTATGAAGTTGTAGGTCGTGCATTTCGTCCTCTTAATAAGATTGGAGCTACTATTTACTTTAATGTTGCTGATAGAAATGTAGCATTTGCTATACCGGGTGAAACTAAACCTAGAAGACTTATGGCTCCTATGCCTAATGGTTTTGTTCCTACTAACAATCATGGTAACTTTAGTACTATGATGGAAGGAGTATATGCTACGCTTACCCGTAATGTTATTAATTCAGCTATTCGTGGTGAATCTAATTTGTTTAGAATGGTAGATGGTAAACTACAAGCTAAGATACCTAATATACTTCAAGATGAATGGATGGACACAGGTTATAGTAGTTATGAAGAATTTGTAGCTAAAGACGGAGTACTAGTTACTGACTTAGGTAATGTTACTGATAGTAAAGGTAATATCATTAGTAACTTTAATTATGTAGGAGATGTATATAATCGTAATATTACTCTTATGAATCCTAGTCGTAGTGCTGGTCGTACTAACGCGGCTAACGCCGCTATTTCCCCCGTAAAGGAGCAACAAGTTGTGTCTCCTGTTGCTACGCCTGACCCACTTGCTAGTCAAGATAGTGCTCCTCAAGTAGGTACTCTTATGGAAGTTGCACAAGCTAATACCACTAATCCTAATCTATTATCTATTATTTCGGCATTAGAATCTGCTGGCATTGCTCTTAATCCTGATATTGAAATAGTAGGTGAAAAAGGCAGATTTGCAGGAATAGTTGCCGGTGGTAATACTATTACTCTTACTAATAGATTCGATACTCTTGAACCTGAGCGTAGAGTACTTACTCTTATACATGAAGGTGTTCATTATCTACTTAATGATGAACGTGCTAATATAGAGCAATCATTTGGTGACCTATATGATAAGTTTAGTAGTTTTATTAATCAGGATTCTGCTTTAGTAGAAGAATACGGAAGATTCTTAAATAGTGATAAACCTAGAAGTGTAGCTATTGAGGAATTTGTAGTTGAAGCTATTACTAATCGTACATTTGCTAGATTACTTTCTAGAATTAAATATGATTCTAAAACTAGTACTGAATCTAATAATCTATTTACTAAGATTATTGATGCTTTAGTAGAGATTATAGGTAAAGTTGGTAATATAGATAATACATTACTTGGTGAAGTTCGTAATCGTTTATCTACTATTGGACTAGAAACATCTGATACAGCTAGTACTACAAGTACTGTTCATGATGATGTATTTGATAGAGCAGAAGAAGATACAGGAACTCCTACTGATGATGTTTTTGATATTCCTGATATAGACCTAGATTTAGATAGTGCTATAAGCGATAATTACCGACAAGTCGATAACTTCGATAGCTTAGTGGAAGGTTTAAGTAGTCGTCAAAAGGCTATTGTGAGCCATTTATTTGACACTGGTGAGCTTAGTTTCGTATGTAGTTAACTAAGATGAGCCTAGAGACGAAAGTCCCGTAGAAAGCCTAAGAATGAGCCATTCTAAAGCCGCCTACGGGACTTTTCTGTTTTCCCTATCTTACTATCGAGACGCTATATAAAATGCGAATTTCGGCAGAATTTTGCGGTCTACGGGCGTCCGTCAGTCTTCGGAACGTGTGGTTTCAGACTATTCGATAAATATATTTGATAGTGTTGATAATAATGCTATCTTTGATACTGTTAGTAATTACTTAATTAATAATATAAAGTATATGAGTTGTACTCCTAGTAATCCTAAATTAGATAAGCTATTAGAGCTTACTAATAATGATGTTAGAAAGTCTACCGAATATCTTGCTACTATCGAAGATACTAGTTTTCGTGAATGGTATCAAGAAAAGACTGGTAGAGATTTCAATGAAGAGAGTATTGATGCAAACACTGTTAATGCTATTATAGCATATAATAACAGAGAAACAATTAATACTCAAGATTATGTTCAGAACGTTCGTACTTCACGAACTGGTGTATTTGGTAATGATATAGCAAAGGAAGACCATGCTATTAATATCCTTAGTACTATTTATCTAAAGAGTCAAGGAAGTATTCGTAAAGCTCTTGCTAATAGAAAGCGTAAAGGTGAGAAAGAAGTCCTAAAGGATAAAGCTGGTAATGAGCTAAGTCCTCAAGCTGCTGTAAAGTTAACTATGATTACTTATCTTAATCGACATCTTAAAGAGAATGATAAGAAACTTACGCAAGAACAAAAAACTTATATCGGTACTATTATTCGTAATCTTTACGATGGTGGTAATTATAACCGTAATGAGTTATTTGATATTGTTATTAATTCGCCCGAAGTTATTAGTCTTAGCAAAGAGTTTGGTATAGATACTAACGAGGATTATGAAACTAATGATGATGCTAAAGAAGATAGTGAACAAGGTAGTCGTCAAGAAGACCCTGAAACTATTGCTTCTTTACGTGCTGATTGGTCTGAACTAGCTGACCAACGTAAAGACATTGATAAGAATGTTAGTAAAGAAGTAAAAGAATGGTTTGCTCGTTTACCTAAAACTAATAGCAATTCTTTTATTAATGAAAAACCTGATACAGCTAGCGATACTTATTCAGGTATAGCTGAAAGTGCTGGATTCTCTAGTTCTTTTAAAGCATTGAACAACTATGGTAACTTCTCTAGCGTTGAAGCTATGGTAGAGAGTTTTCATACTATTGCTGAAAGGTTTGAAGAAGTATCTCATTTAGAATATGCCGCTCGTCTATTAGAAGATGAAGCTAATATTCAGATAAGAAATAAGATATTTACTCAACTAAAACAATCTATTTGGGAACGTAATGAAGTAATTCAAAGTGCAGACGGTTCTAATGTAGTGACTAAGAATCGTAATACTTTCCCTAAACTTAATCTGCAAAATAAGATACTTAATAGTTTTGATTCTCTTGTTCATAATCCTTCTATTATGAATGGAGATGTTGCAGTATTAGAAGAACTTAAAAATAGATTATCCACATTAAACAATTCAAATACAAATGAAATACAAGAAATCTCGGAAGAGCTTGCGGCAATCTTTAATAAATATAACTTCGGCATCAATAGGCAGGGTGTTGTTAACTACATTCGTAGCTTCGGTGATAGTCAACTTTCTAATATCACTAGTCTTATCAACGATTTGCTAGAATTTAATAAAGTTGTAGCTAATGCATCTAATATATTAAAGATAGATAATGAAGCACAACGTATATATTATGCAGGTGAATATAGTAAAGCTAAGAATGATGAAGAATATACAGTAGTTCCGTTTGATAAGTCTCAACTACAATATAAAGGCGGTTATGCTAATAATATAGCTAATCGTATATCTGATAAATTTAAAGACTATCAAATAGTAAATTCTGAATTTAATAGTATTAATGCAGAGAACAATCTAGTTAGTGATATTCTAAAGAATAATTATATTAGTAAGTTCTTTGAAAGAATTAACGATAATCGTTATAATGATAATCCAACTGCTAATGCTGAACTTCGTGACTATCTAGTTAAGTTTACTAATATTCCTCAATATCAATATAGTAATATACTTATTGAAAAGACTTTATCTAATGGTAAAGTAATTCCCGGTCTACTTCGTCTTACTGATACTGGTTACGAACTTACTGAATATTATCGTGAATTTGGTGCACAATTGTATAATGGTGTTAGTAATGAAGTTACAGGAAAGGCTAAGTCTTATAAAGATATTAATGCTCTTGAATGGGATATTATTACTCTAAATGAATACGCTAACAACGGAGATAACTATGAGATGGCTAAAGGAGTTAAGAAATCTAAGTTCTTTACCCAAACACCTTCTGATGCTCCAAAGACTTTCGTATTTAATAGTTATAAGTTAGATTATACTGGACTATTTAATGCTAATGGTTCTATTAATCATGGACATCCAATATATGTAGCTTATGCTAATATTTATGCTAAAGAACTAGCAGAAATGGCGCAAGCTATTAACTTCTTATTCGAGACAACTGTTGAAAATGGAGTAGTAACTATTGTGTCAGATGAAAACGGTAAACCTAAGATAAAAGAAGAGTTTAAAGACTTACGTAAATCAGAAGCTAGACTTAATTATCATTATCGTAAAAGTATTCTTGATAGAAATGGCAATCCTACTGGTAATGTATTTAAGTTTAGAAGTTTACTTATTGATAAAGTCAATAAGATTGACAACTATAAATATAGTAGTAGTGAAATAGCCAAAAGAGTAGATATGAACTGGCTATTCGAGGGAGGTAATGTATTCTCGCTCCTTTACGGGGGAAAGAATAGTGAAATATCGCTAATACAAGACGAGAATGGAGAATATAATATTAGGCTTACTGGTGGACTCCGTAATTCAGTTTATAATTATATAGATAATTATATTAATTATAGAATACAAGAAGCTGTTGCTAAATACAGTTCTAATAAAGAATTTGTAGATAGATATAAGAACGCTAGTCAAGAATCATTTAATGCTTTTATTGCTGAAATGGTTCTTAACTATGAGATTCAATATAATAATCTAAATGATATGTTCTTCGGAGATGAAGCATATTATAAAGATTCTCGTGATACTATTAAACGTAACAAAGAATATCAAGCCGGAGGATTAGCTTATGCAGGATATGATTTATATAATGTACAAAAGCATTTGGGAGATATAACAGTAGCTCCTAATAAGACTATTAGTATAGATAGTAGTTTCAAATATATTACTCTTGAAGATGTTCAAAGTAGCGGTAAAGTTCTCGATGATTTAAAGAAGCAATTAGATATAGCTAATGTATCTAAAGAGACTAGAGCTTTTATACTTAAACAGTTCTCTAAGGATAAATCAGAAGTAACAGATGCTCAATCGTTTATTACTCTTGATGAATTTGTTCGTAGAATGTATCTACGTGGAGAGTATGATAGTTATAAAGATTTAATCGAAGCTCTTTATGATGAAACTAAGCCTATTGATAATGTTAAATTAGGAGAATTATCTAAGAAAATACAAGTTCAAAAGAACTTCTATTATGATTTAGAAATAGATAATGATGCTAAATTAGCTAATCCTATTCAGATTAAAAATGCTGAATTTGTACTCATACCTAGATTTTTAGGTAATAGTGAACTTGCTGCTTTAGCTAAATATATGACTGATAATAATATAGGTCAGGTTAACTTTACTACTACTGAAAAAGCTACTACTAATAGAGTACTAGAGTTTTGGGATTCTCATGGGAAATTCCCCTCTAAAGAGAAGTTGAAACAGTTTAACTTGGATGTTCAAACTAAGTATAAAACTGGTTGGTATTCTAATCTTTATACCCAGCAAGATATTCCTCAACACATGGATGGTGAGAATAAGGCAGGATTGCAGATTGTTAAAAAGCTAATAGATAATATTGGTAATACTCCTGAAGGTCAATCTCTTATTAAAGATTTCTTTGATAACTTTACTGCTAATATTCAAGATAGTTTTAAAGATGCTGCTTCTCGTATTGGTGTAGAGATTGATGCTAAAGGTAATGTAGTATACGAAGGTAATCAAGCTAAGATTGATAATAACAAGTTCATATCTCTTATTAAAGACGAGTTAACTCGTAGAGGATTAGACAGTAATTATCGTAAGTATGCTGAAATAAATCCTGAAACTGGATTGCCTTATATGCCTGCTTGGACTAATCTAGTTCGTAGCAAGATAGAAAATATTGTAAATAGTATATTTACTAATCGTGTTACTCGACAAGTACTTCCAGGATTTCATGCTAGTCAAGTTTCAGATATTGGTATGACCGAACTATCAGGTCGTAGTGATTTAAGAGATTTGATGCAATCCAGAGTAGAAGAGAAACACGGTTATTCTCTTGGTCGTAAACTAACGTATCATAAAGACGGTAGTCAGATAGTAGAGATACTGTTACCTAAATGGATGGTAAAGGCTTATAATACTTATGATGCAGAAGGTAATCTAATTAAAGAAGTTACTCTTGAAGATTTACAATCTGCTGGACTCGATACTATGATTGGTTATCGTATTCCAACAGAAGGCAAACAATCAGTAGCAGTAATGAAAGTTGTAGGTTTATTAGATGAATCTCAAGGTTCTACTATTGTTGTTCCTGATGAATGGGTATTACAGACCGGTGCTGACTTTGATATTGATAGTATCTATGGTATTTATCATACAGCTTATTTCGATAGAAATGGTAAACCTCATAAGGTCGAATATATAGATGGAGAAGATGAAGTAAGTACTTATCGCAGATATATTGGTTATATAAATTCTTTAATAGATAAAGAAACTCGTAAAGCTACTAATTCTGAATTTACTAAAGAAGAATTTAAAGAAGCTCGTAAAGCTGCAAGAGAAACTGTTCGTAAAGCTAATGAAGAATATGATAAATTCTTAACTGACCAAGTTATAGATTTAATAGCTGAAACAGATGAAACATGGGCTGAGCTTCCAAGAGAAATAAAAGATAATCTTACTATTACTTTTAAATCAAAAGAATTAAAGTTTGGTGAAAGAGTAGACGCTATTGTAAGTAAGATGGACTTTTATGAAAGTGAATATGCTAATGATGAATATGTTGCTAAGTTTGCACAACAGTATCGTAATATTCAATCTGTTATTAATGAACAAAGAGAATTTTATCAAAATGTAAAAGATAACGCTGAACAACTAGCTATTGATTATGCTGATGAAACTCGTAGAGCTAGATTAGAACAAACTATTCAAGCAAGAGCTGAAATAGTAGGAGCTATGTCTCTTGAAGAATTTAGTCAATTAACAGTAGCTCAACAAAATACTCGTGATGCTCGTAACAATAAAATAGTAGATACATTTATTAAGATAATGAATCTACCAGTATCTATTGGTGAAAACTTATCTTCTAGTAACTTTGAAGATATTAAAGCTGCAAAAGCTAATATCTTTGAAGGTTTATCAGAGACTTATCGTAATATTAATTCAGTAATTGCTCAAAATTGGTATCGTGATGCTAATATGTCCGGTGCGCGTCTTAAAGCTATTTCTGTTAATCGTGACAACTTCGCCTCTATTAGTAACAAAGCTAAAACTATTATTGACGGTGCACACGGTGGTTTTAGGTTTACTTATACATATAGCACAGAGAAAGAAGCAAAAGACGCACAAAGTAAACTAAGAAAACGTTTTAGAGATGTAACTAGAAAAGGTAAAGAAGTAACAGTAGACCATAATCAATTAGGTTGGAGTTACGATAATCTTAATATAGATAATCGTTTGATTACTCCTTATTCTTCTGAAACTACTGCTCTTATTCTCGATGGTGTAAAAGAAGGCGGTGTTCCTAATGTAGATTTGTATACTTTTGATGTATATAAATCTATTGTAGATTGTGGTGCTAATTATGAAACATCTATTCTATTTATTAATCAACCAGTAATAACTGAACTTATCGCTAGACAAAATGCTAATGATAATGTATTTGGAGAAACTGGATTTAATCCTCTTATTGGATTAAGACGAGACATGTATATAAGATTAGCTAGAACTGTTGGTATTCCAGCTAATAGTATTACTAAAAAGACTCGTCTTAAAGATGTTAAGAAAATGCTTGAGAGCAGAGGAATAGAGATTAATGAAGATGAGCTTCTTGAAGAAGGAATAAAAGTAACTGAATTAAGAGAACATCTTAAAGATGATGTAGAAAGTACTAGTTATAATAATACTGATAATCTTATATATCAAATTAAAGCGTTAAGAGCATTTGAATATTTCAAAGAGATAGGCGACCAAATCAATTCTAATATGATGGTTATCACTAGTGATAAGTTTGGTGCTGGTAAATCTGCTAATGAAATAGATAATGTTATTAATCGTATTAATGATATTAAGGAGAATAATGTTGGTCGTATAAAAAAAGGTCAACCTGTTCTTAAAGCAGTTACAGAAGAAGGTAACAAGTATCTAATAGATGCTATTTATCCTAAGACTAATTTCAATACTATTAATGATATTAATCAGGATGAACTAGAATCTGCATATCCTTCTTTATATTATCAGTTAAAGTATAGTTGTATAGCTACTGAAAAGATTATTCGTGATAGTGAGATATTCAAAACTCAAACACCGCAATTCCGTGAATTAGTTAATAAGTTTGGTATTCGTAATCTTCAAACTATTCAGCAGTTAGAGAGTTTCATTATTAATATGAGCCAAGCACAGTCTAACTTTGTTAATACTAACAGATTCATAACTAGAAGTGATAATGAGTTTATACCTAGTTATAATATAAATCTTATTAGTAGCCAACAAGATACTCGTGCTAGATTATATGGATATACTGATATAGTAGGTAGCTTCGATATGTCTGATATGTCTGAAAAGAACGTAGAAGCATTTATGAAATTATCTCCTGCTAATAAAGTAGCATTAATTCAAAGATATACTTCTGATAATAATCTATTTAAGAACCTAAATGTTGAATATAAAGGTCGTCGTAATAGTTATGATAGAATAACTATTGTTGATAGTACTATATCTACTGAATCTCAATATCAAATGTTCCGTAATGCTTGGCATAGTAATAATCCATTTATTAAACTTGCTACTATGGATTTGATAAGGTATTCTATGGTAGTAGAAGGTTATAAGTTTAAAGGTGGTACGGTTAGTAAAATTATTCCTGTTGAATTATTATATGGACAAGATACTGGTATTGATTCTGATAATGGAGTTTCTTCAGCTACTAATATTATTAACGATTCAGATAGAGCTATTAATAGCATGATTCAATATGGTAGTGAGACAGGAACTTATGAAAGAGCTAGTAACGATGCAGCTACTATTGAGAAGTTACGTGACTTATTCTTTAGAACTAATCCTAATAATCCTGATGTATTAGTATTTGAGAATAAGAAATATAAAGAATCTAATAAGATAACATTTAATAGATTAGGTGTTGGAAAACTTAGCTTTAAGGAAGCACAAGAACGTGGAATGATTACTGGTAGTGAGAATAATCGTAGATACCGTCATTATGCTAAAACTAATGATAATAACAAAACTCTACGGTTATATAAACTAGTATATTATAATGATACTGTTTATATGCTACCTACTAATCCATTAGAACAAAACGAAATTGGAGAAGTAAGCGTTAATCCTGATAATAATAGAATGTTTCTTCCATTAGATATACTAGAAGATGTTTCTATTAATCAGTATGATGCTGCGTTTATTAGTTCTGTAAATATAGGTATTACTTCTGATACTCGTAAGTTTATGGTTCTTCCTACTGTATTTGAAAAGGGAGCTGATACATTAATTGAAGAAATATTTCCTAATAGTACTGTCTTAACTTCCCCCATAAAGGAGCAGCAAATTGATACTTCTCGCAAGTATATCGTGGCAATTACTGATAACAACGCTCTATTGGAAACTATTGAATCTCTTGATGCTGCTGGTGTTCATGATTATGTCGTTGCTGCTCCTAATATGAATTATAATAATATTCGTAGGATTATTAATGAACGTAATAATGCAGATATTGCAGCTAAGAGATTACAAGCAGCTATGACTAAGTTAGATGCTAATGAAGTTCAACTTAGAAAGAAGAAATCAGATAATTCTGAATCTCCTTATTATGCTCAACTTAAAGCTAGCATTAATCAGACTATTAATGACGTCAATGTTAATGGTATTGGATTTGTTCCTGTTTTACAAACAGTGATAGATAATACTGGTTTTAGACCTAATGGATATTTCAGATATGAGAAAGAAGGTAATGTTTATATCGTTACTAACTTAGGACGTATAACTACCAAGTCAGTTAGTCTTGCTCCTGATTATTCATATAGTAAAAAAACTGTTATTAATAGTGTGTCTCAACTAGAATTTCCTAGACGTAATGCTTTAACTCAAGTAGTTAAAGAAAATGCTAGATTAGATAAATTCGCTAATAATAATATTATTCGAGTTCAGACAGAAGAGAACTTTATTAACGAAGATATACTTGAATCTGCATTAGTAGATAATGATAGAGAAATCAACGAATATATTTCTCGTGTAATTGAAAGTGTTGAGAGAAGTAATGCTAATGTTGAAGAAGTAGCTCTTAATGATGCTTTCCGTTCATTCGCCTCTATTGACTTACGTTCTAATACAGCTACTAAGTTAAATGATAACTTACGTGAGCAAGCACTGAAAATCATTAACGGTTATACTAATAGACGTATTGATGATTTCTTATTTGATATACATAACTTCTTTACTACTTATGTTACTAATCCTGACGGAACTTATAAGTTAGATGAAAATGGTAACAAGATAGTTCAAGAGAAATGGAGTATAACTAATAAGAAGTTATTCGACCGTATGTTAGAGGACGAAACATTACGTACTCGTTATGAAATGTTCCTAGATGATATTAATAGATTTGTAGAAGACTATTCTATTATTGAAGCTATTCAACCTTATAATATTGATGAAGCTTATACTGTAAGTGAGACAGAAGAAGAAATCGAAGGTTTACGTAGAACTAATGATATGCTCAAACAGATTAAGGATAAGTTCAAACGTATCAAAGACTTAGATAATGTAGTTAAACGTAGTACTAAGATGTACTTCGATAGTTACATTACTAGTCTTTCTAGTGACCCTCGTGTACAATCTAATATGCTTAGTATTACAGAAGCATTTGAAGATGAAAACTTCTCCCAGTTTTGGTTGGCTGATAGTCAAGAAACACATATACCAATAGTTCAAATAGTTCTAAAACAAATGATGAATCAATTAAGAGCTAGTGAGATTAATGCTCGTGATAAAAAGATAGCCTTTACTACCGCTATTTCAACGATTATCGAAGACGCAAAAAACAACGGTATAAACGTGTCTCTAAACGATATTTTGGACGAAAATGGCAATCTTTTGCTGCCGTATAATGAAACGTTCACTGAAAAATTAAGGTCGTTAAAAGAGGCTGTAAAGCTGGCTCAAATCGAAGACCCAAATGGTCGGGACGGTCTTATATATAAGAAAGCTAAAGACGAATTAGAGAAGTTCTTAATAGATAATGTAGAAAGAGAGAATGTAAAAGAGTTCTATCAAGACTACTATGATATGAATCAAATACTTAATAAATATCCTCAAACTTATGTTAAGTTAATGAAGATATTACATGAGGAAGGGGACATATTAAGTACGATGATTGATAATGATTATAGTACTCTTAGTGTTCAGAACGCAAGAAGGCTTGAAGAACTTAGAAGTGAGCTAGCAGAAATGCGAGCTACTATTGATATGGACGGTAATTATAAAGAGAATTATCAAGAAGCTAATGCTGTTAATAATTACTTGTCACGCAGACGTCAGTTAAATAATAAGTATAAAGAAAGTAAACCTAAAGATGCTTTTACTATTCGTTATAAACAAGCTATTGAAGGTTTACAATATCCTGAAACTTCTGAAACTTATAGAGAATCAGTAGAATGGTTAAAAGCTAATACTGATTATAAGTTAAAAGGAGAGTTCTTAGAAGAACTAAAGAAGGCTTATATGGATACTCGTTTAGGTAATCCTTTCGATAGTTTCGTTCGTACTATGGCTTATGGTAAGTATGATTCAGAAGGTGTTATTGATGGTACTAAGTTTACCGATGTTCAAATAGCTAATCTAAAGAAACATCAGGAGCAAATGTTTGCCGCTGCTGTTGGTCGCGTTAAGCCAAATGAACAGAAAGCTCAAGAATGGTTAGATAATCATGTTAGTTATATCAATACTGTTTATTATGAAGCTATGTATGTAGCTATGAATAAGATGGGTAAAGAAGTATTTGATAAATGGTATACTGATAATCATGTTGTTAATCCTATTACTAAAGAATATGAACCATTGCCTATTTGGAGACAAATGGTAGTTAAGGATGAAGCTAACAACATGGAATATAGTGCCAAATACAAATGGTTAGAAACTAAAGTTAAAGACCAATATAAGAATCCTAACTACGATGAAGTTAAACTACAACCTTCTACTAATAAGTATCGTAACGATAAGTATTATGGAATGAATAATTATCAGCAACAATTATATAATGAAGTAGATTCTCTTCTTAATGAACTTGTTAAAGATAAACGTAGTCGTTCTTATATTAATCGTGGTTACTTACCTAATCAAGCTATTGAACAACCTAGTCAAGGTTTTGCTGACTATTGGCAAGACTTTAAACGTAGTCATGGTTGGTATGATACTCCTAATAAGTCTGATATAGAACTTAATCTATATAAGAGATTTAGTAATGCCCCTATGCTTCATAGTTTATCGGAAGTTAAGTTACTTCCTATTCGCGAACAACAAGAAGGAGAAACTAAAGAAGAGTATCTAACTTATGTTCGTGAAACTCAAGCTAAGAATAATGAGTTACGTAAGCAAAGAGCACAGGAAAATGCAGAACGTAATAATCCTAATGTTCTTGAAAGACTTAATTCATTTATTGATAGCATGTATAACTTTAATACTCGTAATGATATAGCTAGATTAGCTAAAATTACTAGTAATCAATTACGTAATATGGATATTATTAAGAGAAATCCTAATGATAAACTTATGGATAATAGATTACTTAGTAGAATTACTGGTAAACAAGAAATACGCACAACTAAAAGTGATGATTCTAATATAGTTAAGCACTTTGAGAATCAAGTTCGTAAGTTAGTATTTAATGAATTTGAAATGGATGAAGGTACTCGTTCTAAAGTATCTCGTGTTATGCGTAATATGGTATCTAGTAAGTTTATGATGTTAAACGTTACTAGTGGTATTGCTAACGTATTATATGGTAAGACACAGATACAAATGGAAATGGCTGCCGGACAATTCTTTAAATACAAAGACTTCCGTAAAGGTGAGAACGAATGGATGCAGAATATAGGTAGTTATCTAGCAGATGCTTATAATGAAACTACTAATAATGAAACTAATGCTATTATTAGATTATTTAATGTTATTGAATCTGATATGGTAACAGAACGTTATGGTAAAGGTAGTAATCCAATGGGTAAATTAGAAAACCTATTGTTTATCCAACAGACAGCAGGTGAGCATTATATGCAGAATACTACATTATTAGCTATGCTTCATTCTCATAGAGTAGTCAATGTTGATGGCAAGAATAAGATAATGTCATTTGAACAGTATGCTATGAATCTTAGAGAAGAAGCGTTACTTAAAGTTCTTCGTAAGAATAATCCCGAACTAGTTGTTAAGTACAAAACCTTTAAAGATAAAGTACTTGAATCTTATGTTGAGAAAGAACGTTATGTTAAGTTTAAAGCTGATATAATAACTGATTTCTTACGTTCGATTCCTAAAGAACTAAGACAAGAGTTTAAAACTACTTATAAGGAAGATACTAAAGAAGAACGAATTAAGTTTGAACAACATCCTTCATTTAGAGAAAGTCTTATATTGAAGAATGGTGTTGCTACTCTTAAACCTGATAGTGGTCTTACTAATGAAGATATTGCTGCTTTCCGTAATAAAGTTATATCTGTTAATCATCAAATACATGGTATCTATGATAAGGTAGGTGCTAATCAATTACAGCAGTCTTGGTGGGGAGCATTATTAATGCAATTCCATAAACACTTAGTTCCTGGTTATCAAAAGCGTTTTGGTTATCGTTTAGGTCACTTTGATGGTATATATAATGAAACTAGAGAATCTATTAGTAAAGGTACTTATGTTAGTCTAGGTGAATTTATAGCAATGCCGTTCAAGAAGTATTATGAATTAAATAATAGTAATGAACTTCAAGCAGTTCGTACTCTTCAAGGTATTGCTAAAGGTTATGCAGATTTTGTAGCTAATCTTACTACTTATTATAATATTCTTCCTGAATATGATAAAGCTAATATTCGTAGATGCTTAGGTGAATGGATAGCTATTACTAAAGCAGTAGCATTGTTCGTAGTTGGTAAATTGATGCTTGATGATGATGATGATTCTACACAAGTGGCTGACTATATCCTATATAGTGCTGACCGTCTAATGTCTGAAACTATTCAATATACTCCTTGGGGATTAGCTAATGAAGGTAAGAAACTATATAGCCAACCTGTTGCTGCATTAAGTATTGCTTCTGATAATCTTAAATTACTAGAAGCTCTTTGTAGCTATATTATTACTGGTAATCCTGATGATTTATATTATAATTCAGGAAGCTATTCAGGTGAAAATAAACTTGCAGTAAATTTCTTTAAACAAGTACCATTAGTTAATCAAATTATAAAACATGAAAGACTAGGTGCTAATAATAGTTATTATAAAGTACGTAGTAGTCCGTTTAGTGGTTTAGGTCAAGTTGTTGCTAATATGATTACTGATGAAGATGAAGAATAACTAACTACTTAATATTACAACTCATAGGAAAGCCCGAACTGCTCGTGAGAGTAATTCGGGCTAATTTTTATATTTAAAAAAATTTGTAATTTCTAGTTATTCATTAGAATATAGTTTAATATATTCAGATATAAACTTATTTCTATCTCCCATGAACATCATATTATGATTAATGATATAAATATTATTTTTATCATTAACAGCTTTAGCAATAAAATTAGCATTTATAAGTTGTTGAATACCGTCATTTATTCTAGGTTGACTAACAGACAGTTCTCTTGAAATCTTAGTCTGATTCAATACTATCCAATTAGAATTAAATTTAATATTTCTATAAATGTAATTCAGCATAGATAAACCATGAGTTTTTAAGTATCTTAGATTAGACATTCCATCAAAATATAACTGCATAAAACTACCAGTATATCTTATCTTTTCATCTTTAATTAGAACAATATCTACTCCATACTTATTAGCTATCTGTTGGAGTTCATCAAAAGCATTATTACTATAATCTTTTGGATTAATATTGAAAGGAAATATAGTAGGTTTAATAAGACTACTATCAACATTGACATTAGTTTCCATATATGTGTTAATTAATTGTTAATACCGCCAAATTTATACAGTTTTGCGTATAAAATCAAGCAATTTCACTATTATTTTATACAGTTTTACGTATAATTTAAATCATCTAACTAACTGATAATCAATGAATTAACATAAAATTAACACTATAATAAGATAAAAACTTCTTATATAATATAGATTTATCATTTAGATATGCAAATATACTATTAAATTTTTAATTAACTTAGCTTTACTATATCCCGCTCGCCTATCGGCTCGCTTTCTTCCCCCATAAAGGAGTTGGTTTACCAGTAATTCCACCCCTTTATGGGGGATTTAGCGAGCTTTGCGAGCGTAGGCAAGTCCAGCAACACAACTATCATTAATACGTTGATTTTATCCAAGTACAACATAAAAAAAAAGAACTATCAACAGTATTACTACTATCAATAGTTCTAATCTATTATGAAGTTTCTATGGAAGATTTCGTTAAAAACAATATTATCATTATTACTATGAATAATAAATATCCCCATAACTTCTTTTCAGTTAATTCTTTTACAATACAATAGATTAACATTCCAAATGGTATTAATCCAAATATTAATCCTCCTATAATTATTCCAACAGTTTCTAGTGTCATATTATTCTTTCTTTAATATCTTTTTTAGCTCTCTTGTAACCTTTCATATAACCTTCTATATAGGCTTTAGTACATAGATTTAATTGCATTGGAGTACAAGGTCTATAAATACAGTTCTTACAAGCTCTACTAAATCCATTAGATTGATAGGCTTTTACTTTAACGCTTATTCTTTTTGTCATAGTATTATAAAATAAGAGTACCAGTATTATTACTAGCACTCTTATTAATGTATAACTAAAATGATTATTACTTATTCGTTCTTATATTTCTTCTCTACTTCTTGTAGTTTCAGATAGATATTATTACGAGCTTTAAGTTTAGGAAGTGATGCAACACATCTCATAGCTCTACGAATTTGACTGCGCATAAACTTATTCTGTGACTTCATTGTTTTCTTCTTCTTTAGATTTAGCATTAAGACCATATTTAGCCCATTGAAGAACAAAACCAAGATGTCCCCAAAGACTATTAACAACTTCTTCCATAGCATATTGTTTGCCAAGTTCTTCGCTGTAATTCTTTGGGTCAACACAAGAAGAATGACGAACTGTATCAAAGCCAGTAAGAGTATGAGCATTAACAACAGTAGTTTTTTCACCAACTGTCATTACTTCTACATCAGTAATAAAGTTCTCAACATCTTCTTTTAGAATCTTAGTACCGTCATTATTCTCTGAAAGAGGATAATACGCAGCATCAGCTACATCTTTCGGTGTCCAACTTTTATATCCATCTGGATAAGTAACTTCATAACCCATATCATCAGGATGAGCATTACCTATTTTATAACCAGTTGATAGAGCCATACTAGCTCTCATTGGTTGAAGTTCAACCATTTTAATTCCAATTGCTTTCATAATTTAATTATTTATTGTTTAAAATTAGTAATTAGTTTATTTTCCAGTACTACCAAATCCTTCTGTACCTCTTTCAGTAGTACCAAGTTCTTCGAGAGTTTCAACTTCATCCCAAGTAATCTTCTCACGACGACGAACAAGAAGTTGACCAACACGTTCCCCTTCTTTTGGAACAATAGGTTCTTCAAGGTCGTAAAGTCCTCTAAATACAAATAGTAATTCTCCTCTATAAGATTCATCGAGCGTCCCCGGACTATTTTGCATTACAA